ATTATATAATAGTTCTCTCTTAACACATTTTAATGGCATGTGTTCTGTCAAATGCTATTATTATTCACATCTGATTGCCTGAATTAGCCCATTGGTATGCTTACTGTGTGCTTGTTATATGCCTTTTTGTGGTCCAATTAAACTAAAAGCACTGTTTAGTCTAACAATGTAACCAGTAAATCCAGTTATTCTATTACTCCTCTTTTTCTTTTTGACATGTCTTTGAATGTGGCATGATGTGTATTGGGATTTTTTGTAAACTAAAATCCAATCTTCCACACTTTCACACTATCAACAAACATAGAAAGAAAGAGTAAAGAAAGGGTATTTGAGATACTATTCTTCATGCACTCTAATACAAGCTCTAATGCAATAAGATTGACTACTTAAAGCCTACAACTTACTATCTTCAAACATAGAAACTCTCCCACTACTATCTATACTCCAGAAGAGAATAAGGAATAATAGTAGGAGAGTATGTAGTATTTTATACTTCCATCCAGCAATTAGTTATCCAGATAAAGGTAGAACCAGCATGTTCCAAGAACCAATTATTATCCTTGGTATATTGCTTGTTCCATGCTTCTTCACTTGAAATCTTTGATGTATGACCATCTAACTAAATTATCTTGTCCATAATACTATTAATGCTTAAAAGATACTATTAATGCTCAGAAGAATAGAACAGAAAGAGGGCAAATGCCCTCCTCCATTAGAATGTTGCCAACACTGGAGCACCACCTGTGCCTTCTTCATGCAGAAGCCAGAATGAGCTACCATCAGGTGCTTCAACATTTGACACCATTGGATGTGCAGGAATACCCTTCACTGCAACTGCTCCTGTCTTAGCACCAAATGTGAAGAACAGCTTGTTGGTCTTAGGATTCTGTTTCACTTGGATTTTGTCTACATGTTGAGCTGCTTTAAACTGTTCAACTGTCAATGTCTCATGGAATTTTAACTGATTGTTCATAATGTAAATGATTAAATTGTTAATGAATAAATTGTTTAACCATAGGGGGTGGAACCCCACTGGCTAAGTGATGGGGGAGGTGGGGTTGGTGTATATACTGCTCATGACTATGAATCAAAAAAAAAAATCAAAAAAAAAATCAAAAAAAAAATCAAAAAAAAAATTAAAAAAAAAATTAAATTATTTGGATAGTATCTATTATATACTTATCTTTGACCAAAAATTAAAAGTATGAAAGAGAAGAGTTATAATTTATTTGGGAGTACTTGGAGAATACAGTTTGTAGATGAAGTAGTTGATGAAAATGATAGGTGGTTATTTGGAGAAACAGAGAGTCCCTCAAGGGTAATAACTATTAGCACAAAGAAGCCTGATGGTAGTAAACTTTCAAAGGATGAAATTGAACTTACTGTCCTACATGAAATAGTACATTCTATATTCCAAACTGGACAATATATGAGTTGTGATAATGATGAACCATTAGTAGAATGGACTGCAAGATGTTTAAAAACCTTAAAAGAACAGCATATTATATAGTCAATAGTTAAACTTTCATAAATAATAGCCCCAGATTTGGATATGTCATTTATTTTTTGTATGTTTGCACCAGAATTAGAACTATACATCTAATTTCTCCTCCAAAGAAGTCCCTTACAGAAGTTCAGACTTTGGAGCGGACAGGGTAGTAATCCACTTCTCCCATAAATAGGGAGCTTATATAAAGGCTGGTATGCCTGTGGATGAGGTGAAAATCCTGCTAAAAAATGCCTTGATTATAAGTTACAGTAGCACACCTATGTATATGAGAAAAGGTTGAGGGTAAAGTGCTCTTGGGGATTAACCGCCTGTAATGAAGTATCATGGTAGGGGTACTGGAAACTTTACTCTGGCAGAGAACCAATCTGCTCAAGGGATTGTTATACACTTTAAAAAACAAACAAATATATGAAAAGAGTTATTGAAGAAGTTATAAAGAATGTAAACATTGTCAAGTGTGAAGGTGCTATCTGTGTGTCAGTTAATAGTAATGACAGGAGATACTATGCACAAGGAGTTAGCTCAAGAATGTTGGATGTAAAGAGATATAAGGTATGAATAAACTAAAAAGTAGTTTGCTTTGGCTGTGGCAGTTACCACAGAATTTGTGTGGTATAATCTATAGGTCTATATCTAAAGATAATAGAATATGTGTTATAGAGAATGATGACTCAAGAAGTGTAGGTGCTAAAGTATATTTACAAAGAGCTAAGGGTAGTGTAACTCTTGGAAAATATGTGTTTATTAATCAAGATTACACTGACAAGGAAGCAGTTATAAAACATGAATGTGGTCATGTAAAACAGAGTAAGATACTTGGTCCTTTATATTTATTAGTTATTGGTATTCCCTCTATACTACATGCCTGGCTTAATAATTATATTGGATGTTGTTGGAAGAATGGAAAATACAATTATTATCATTTTTATACTGAAAAATGGGCTAATAAGTTGATGGGTATTGAATCTTGAATTAAGATTCAACCCATTATCTTAATTCACTTCTGGAGTATTTTCGTACTATCTTGAAAATAATTAGTGAAAGATTTGCATATCTCAAATATTTGACTTATCTTTGCATCATGATTAGAAGATAAGAACATTGTTCCATAGTATAATGGTTATTACACCTGATTTTGGCTCAAGTAATGTAGGTTCAATTCCTGCTGGAACAACAATAAATGCCCTGTTGGTGTAATGGAAGCACAAGACTCTTCTAAAGTTTTAGATAAGGTTCGAGTCCTTAATGGGGTACTTTTGAAGGTGGATTTTTTTTTTGTTTCATGATTTTTAAAGAGTGGACTATCTGGTCTGTGAAGATAGGATAGTCAAAATGGTGGGTTGGACAAATTGGTTAAGTCACTGCCCTTTCAAGGCAGTCATTAGGGGTTCAAATCCCCTACCCATTACAAAATAATCTATGTAGCTTAATGGTTAAAGTGCTGCACTGTCAATGCAGAGAACAGGGTTCAATTCCCTCATAGACTGCCCTGAACTAAGTCCTATCTCAAAGAGTTGAGTAGGCAAATGGAGAGATAACTCAGTGGGACTGGGACTTGTCTTGAAAACAAAGTGGTCATTTATTTGACTGGGGGTCGGGACCTCATTTCTCCGCATTATGGTACAGATATTTAGAAAACAAGGTTGGTGTCTCAACCCTAATGATAAGATAGTGAATGCTATCTTGAAAAGATGTGAGATTAATAATGGTGAGTGTCCCTGTCATAATACAGGAGAGGATAAGAAATGTCCATGTTCTGATTATAGAGAACATGATACTTGTCATTGTGGACTTTATTTGAAGCTGGAGGATTAACCCTAATGGTAAGGGAACTGTTTGCTAAACAGTGAGTAGTCTAAAAGGATGTATAGGTTCAAATCCTATATCCTCCGCAATATAGAGTAGTTGGGTAATTGGTCAACCCCCTGCATTTGGGATGCAGAAATTGGTACATCTTCTAAAGGTTAGGAAACATCTCTGATAAGGATGCAATCACAGTTCAATTCTGTGTGTACCAACTGTGTTAGTAGCTCAGTCAGGTAGAGCAAAGGATTGTGGCTCCTTATGGCATGGGTTCAAATCCCATCTAACACCTAATATACTGGTATATCCCCTCAGTCTTATACACTGTAGAAAGGGTAATTGGTCACATGTGGGTTCAATCCCCTCTGCCAGTACTATGATAGATAAAAATGGGAGTACTGCCCTGATGGTGGAAGGGCACAGGTCTGTAAAACCTGCACATAAGAAACTCAGTAAGTTCGACTCTTACTACTCCCACTTATTAATGAAAACTTAGCAAAGGTGGTCTATGCGGGGGACTGAAAATCCTTAGATAATGGTTCAACTCCATTAGTTTCCACAGCTTAATGCCCCTTTGGTGGAATTTGGTAGACACTCTGGATTTAGGCTCCAGTGCGAAGTAATAGTAGTGTAAGAGTTCGAGTCTCTTAGGGGGTACAAAAAAAAAATATGCAGATTTACTTGCATATATAAATTATAATACATATCTTTGTAACATCAAATTAAAACAACATGATAGATACATTTGGAGATAATCTGTTAGAAGGTTTTGAATATGAATCTCCTTCACATGAAGGAAATCAATTTAAAGACTTTCTATGTGTACTTGAAGGATTCAAGACTAAGTTTAAGAATCTTCATTGGTCAGCATATAGTAATTCAATCCATGTAAGAATTGATGAACTTATTGATGAAATATCTGATTATCAAGATATTCTTGCAGAAGAAGTTCAAGGTATTCAAGGACAGCTTGAACCAAACTTCCTTAAGGGAACTAACTTTGATTTCACTTGTCCTCATGAAGCAATTGATAATCTGATAAGTAGAACTGATACCTTCTACACTAAATTACCCCAGTCTTCTAACTTTGCTGGAGTTAGAAGTGAATGTGAAGCCTTCATTACTAATCTTCACAAGTATAGATACTTGTTTGAATTATGTAGAAAGGGTACAATGGATTAAGATAGCCTCATAGTCCAATGGTCAAGAGACAGTAGATTTAAGCTCTACCCAGTGAGGGTTCGACTCCCTCTGGGGCTACTATGAATACCTTATGGTGTAGATGATAGGAGGTTCCAGCTAAGCTGAGACTGGAAAAGTTAGAGTACCAATAGCAAATCTCTAACAAACGCAGGTATAGTATAAAGGTTAGTACAATAGACTTCCAATCTTTTGGTGAGAGTTCGATTCTTTCTATCTGCTCTTGCAAGTTGGTGAAAATAGAAATCACATTAGGCTCATAACCTAAAGTTCCTGTGCAAGTCAGGGCTTGCCCCCAATTAAACTAAGAAATATGAAAGAGAAGAAGACATTAATCACTTGTATTATAGGCTCTACAGTTAGAGAAGTAATCAAGCAAGCTCAAGAGCTTGAAATTAGAAGAGAAGATATAGTAAGTATGTTTCCTTTAGGAGGGCAGATTTACTTAGTATTTTATGAGTAAAAACAACTGGTATTATGGAAGAGAAGAAGACAAAAGAACCTCAGTACAATGAACCTAAGATGATGTTACAGCTTGCTGTTTATAGTGCTGTTGGTAAATATAAAAGTATTATAAGGGCTATTAGAAAAGGTCATGTAACATCTTGGGGAGAGGAAGTCCCAAAGAGACCTTTCAATAATAGAAAGAGGACCCTTGGTAGGGAGTTACAGATTACTAAAGAGAAAATTTATGGAGAACTTAAGTATAGAAACCAAGCCAGTTGAGCTTGAGACTCCCAAGGAAGAATATAATAATATACCTGTTGTATATTGTAAGCATTGTCTATCATTAGCAATAAGAAACTCAGATGGCATAGATTACTGTGACAAATGTGGTGGAACTGAAACTGGTGAGGCACACATACATGAATGGGAGAAAATGTATGGACAAAAGTATGGTGGAAATTATCTAACAGAAAAATAAAGATGGAAGAGAAGAATAAAATGAAAGTTGTAAAGGGTGGCAAAGATACTCCAGAAGTGAGAAAGCTAAGTTATGAAGAACTGGAAAATACTGCACATCAGTTGTCTGAACAAAGCAGACAGTTATATATGCAGAATCAGAAGTTAAGTCAGACTTTACAAGAAGCTAATCTTGGTAACTTCTATGAAAGATTGAAGTGGCTATGGACAGTAATTACCTCTACTACACCTTATATCTCAGAAGAGTTCAAGCATAAGTGTGGTGCAGAATTTGAAGTACTAATGACTCAGCCTGAACAGGAACCTGAGGAAGAAGTAAAGGAAGGAGAATAAATTATGGCTAAGCAAGTGGATTCAATAGTTAGGATTCCTTGCAAGGTAGATGGTAAGTTCTTTAGATATTGGTTTGAATTCTTACAACCTTTTCATAACTTGACTGAGAGAGAAATGGATGTCATTACTTCATTTGTGAAGCAAAGATATGAACTCAGCAAGGTCATTAAAGATAATGAGATACTTGATAAGGTTACTATGAGTGAAGATACTAAAAAGAAAGTAAGGGAAGAGTGTGATATATCTCTTCCTCACTTTCAGGTCATCATGGGCAAGTTAAGAAAGAATAAGGTCATCATTGATGGGAAAATAAACCCAAGATACATTCCATCAGTAGATGAAGAGAATGGTTCATTCAAGATGATGTTATTATTTGATTTCTCATGATATACTCAGAAGCAATAAAACAGGTATCCATAGAACTTGGATTACCACCACAAGTGGTGAAGGAAGCCTATGAGTCCTATTGGGCTTTTATTAGGAATAACATCAAAGCCTTGCCTCTAAAGGAAGACCTAAGCAAAGAGGAGTTTGATAAGTTGAGAACCAATTTCAATGTCCCATCATTAGGTAAATTATCCTGTACCTATGATAGGTTTATAGGAATCAAGAAAAGATTAAAATATTTAAATAAGCTAAAAGATGATTACAACAATAAAGAAGGTGAAGCCCATGTTCAATAACATGGTAGTCACTTTAAATAAATATCCTGCTGACCTGAAGACTGCTGGAGGTATTATAGATAGTACAAAAGCTGGTTCAGTAAAAGAATATCAGACAGTAGTAGCTGTTGGACCGATGGTTAGGGGTATTGAAGTAGGAGATATAGTATATATCAATCCAAAAAGATATGCAGTAATGCAACATAAACCCGGCTCATTGCAAGATGGTGTTATTAAAGATAATCCTGTAGTAGGATACAGGTTTGACATCATAGAGATTGATGGAGTTGAACACATGATGATTCAAGATGGAGATGTAAAATTTGTAGCAGAGATTGAGGAGTTTGAAGAAAATCCAACTATTGTTACAGATATACCTAAAATAGAACTTAACTAATATAAGGCTCTGGCTCTTTATGGGGCTGGAGCTTTTTTTTTTAATCTAAAAAGATTAGTCATGAAATTAGTAAAACTTGATAATTACCAGATAGAGTTTGAGCCTGAGTTACTTCTCTTAAAACCATTCAAGAGAGTGTGGACAATGGATAGAACTAAGGATAAACATAAATTTATGGAATTCCTTACTATTCTTTATTTTGTTTATGACTCCAGAAGTGAGTTTAATTATATAATAGATGAGGATGAGAGGATTAAAGAAGTATGTTCTCTAAATGGATTTGATATACCAAAATTCAATAAGGATGAATTAGATTGTATAACAATTTATAAGAAATCTATTATTACTACTTCTTCTTTGCTATTGGAAGATACAAGAGTAGCCATAGACAATATAAGACAATTTCTCAGAAATGTTGATTTAACAGCTACAGATGATAAGGGTAAGCCTTTATATACTGTAAACAATATTACTACTGCTATAAAACAGATTCCACAATTAGCTAAGGACATAATGGAGACTGAGAAATTGGTGACTAAGGAGATTGAAGAAGCAGGTAGAGCAAGAGGTAATCAAGGCACAAAGACATTAATGGATGATGGAATATTAGTATGAAAGATATAATAGAAGGACTAAATGTATGGTGGGAATCTCAACATAAGAAAGGTTATTATATACTAAGGACATATACTGAATCTGGAGTAGTAAAGGCTATTAAAACACATAATGTAGAAGTATATTATACTTGTGATAAACAAACCAAATTAGCTTTTTCTTTCAAATATTCTTGTAGAGAAGTCACTGAAAGTGGACATAATAAAACTTTAAATAAACTTAAAGCTCTATTAACATCTTCTCTTCTGGAGTATATTTACTCTTTAAAATAGATATTTTATGGAATTTAATATATATCAGTCCTCAATAGAGGACTTACACATTGACAAAGAGAATCAGGAAATACAGGACCAGTTTTATGAGTTTATAAACAATATCCCATATATAAGAAATCTGATTTCTCCTAACAGAAAATATGCTAAAGATTTACCAAGAGACAATGATAATAAGATAATTATAGACTTGACTAATCCTCACATACTTGTTGATATGGATTATTTTAGACCTACTGCAATCCATTATAGTAAAACAGGAAAAGTCTCAAGTTTAAGACCTAACCCCAATCCTAATAGTGAATATGGAAAATGGATAAGAGAGGAGGTTAGAAGGTGTAATGAAGGTTATATAAGAGAATCTGATGGAGAATGGATTACAGGAGACTATTATTTTTTCCTTAATTATTGTCCTATACTATTATCAAAAATACAGGAAGGAAGTAAGAAGGCTCTTAGAGTTTGGGATTTCCCAGAGGTTTGGGAAGGTCATTACTTGAAGTTTCATTATATAAAGATAGCCAGAGATAATGGACATCATGGTGCTGAATTGGCAAGTAGAAGTAAAGGTAAGTCATTCTCATTGGCAGCTATGATTGCCAAGAGGTTTTTATTAGGAGAATCCAAGGAGGTTAATAGAGAAGTAAAGAGTCTTGTTACTGCATATCAGAAGGAGTATCTTACTAAGGATGGAATCCTTAACAAGTTTCAATCCTATATAGATTTTTGTGCACAAAATACTCAATTTCCAGCAAGAAGACTAAGAAGTTCTCTTCAAGATATGAACTGGAAAATGGGTTATATAGACCTTGATACTAATACCCAAAAAGGAACATTAAATGAAGTTATTGGAGTGTCAAGTAAGGATGATGAATCAAAGTTGAGAGGTAAAAGAGGTGTTCTGATTGCTGTAGAGGAATTTGGTAGTTTCCCTAATCTGTTAGGATTGTATGGAACCTTAAGACCTTCTGTAGAAGAAGGTGATGCAGTATATGGCATAATTTACTTACAAGGTACAGCAGGTGATGATGAATCAGACTTTGCTGCTGCTCAAGAATTGATGTATAATCCTTTAGGTTATAATATACAGGCTATTCCTAATGTATATGATAAAGAAGGTCAAGGCAGAAAATACTTCTCTTATTTTTTCCCAGGCTACCTTAACAGGAAAGGATGTTATAATAATAATGGAGTGTCTGATGTTACAAAAGCTCTTTTGGAGATATTAAGGAATAGATACTTAGTTAAGTACAATTCAACAGATATAAAAGCTATAACTAAAGCTATATCTGAAATTCCTATTACTCCTCAGGAAGCTATTTTAAGGACCAAAGGTAATCTATTCCCTATAACTGCTCTTAATGAGAGATTAAATCAGCTTGATAATAATATAAATGAATATGATAATGTTTATGTAGGAAATCTTGTATTCAATAGTAAGAATGAAGTGGAGTTTCTACCAACAACAGAGTTGCCTATTAGAGAATTCCCATTAAAAGATAATAAAGCAAAGGGGGCTATAGAAATATTCCAGATGCCTGAGAAAGATAGAAATGGTAAAGTGTTTAATAACAGATATATAATGGGTAATGACCCTGTTGATGATGATTCTTCAAATACTTTATCTCTTACTTCTACCTTTGTTCTTGACTTGTGGACTGATAAGATTGTAGCTGAATATACAGGTAGACAAGACTTTGCAGATGATAACTTTGAAATTGTCAGGAAACTCTGCATATTTTATAATGCAAGATGTCTATATGAAAACAACAAAAAGGGATTATTTGCTTATTTTAGCAAGATGAATTGTTTATATATGCTCGCAGATATTCCTGAATATCTTAGGGACAAAGAAATGGTAAAGGGACAATTGTATGGTAATAAAAGTAAGGGTTATAATGCTACTCAATCTATAAATAATTATGCTAATATTCTTATCAGAAATTGGTTACTTAAACCAGTAACAAAGATAGTTATTGAAGATAATGAAGAAAAAGAAATCACTGTATCTAATCTGTATAATATAAGGAATAGGGCACTATTAAAAGAACTTATACTCTTCAATCCTGATATAAATGTGGATAGGGTGAGAGCATTAGGAGCTTTAATGCTGTATAGAGAAGAAAAGATTATCCTATATCAAGGAAACCCTTCAAGAGACTCAGAAGAAGTGCCAAAGGGTTATTTAGGGAATGATAAGTTCTTTACTGAGAATTACAGGGTAGTACAAGCCCCTTTCCAGAAACCCAGTAAATTTAGTACAGAAGATGCAATTAGATAAACAAATCACTTATGTGCTTGACTAAATGGACTTTTTTACTTACTTTTGCAGCATGGAAGAAAGAAAGTATATAGTATATATTCATAAGAATAAAATAAATGGAAAAGTATATGTGGGTATAACCCACTATACTAATCCTGAGAAGAGGTGGGGTTATGGTTATTGTGGCAATCCCTACTTTCAGTCAGCTATAAGTAAGTATGGCTGGAATAATTTTGAACATATAATCCTATTCAAAAATATTAATAAAGAGTTAGCCTGTAGAGAAGAACAGCTACTAATTAGTAGATATAAAAAGAAAGGGATATGTTATAATATAGCTAATGGAGGAGAGGGTTCAGAAGCAATGTCTGAGGAAATCAAAGAGAAATTAAGGAAGTATAAAGGTCCTTTAACTTCCCAGTATGGGAAGAAACATTCCCCTGAAAGGATACAACAACAAAGAGAAATAGCTAAAAACCTTTGGAAAACTCAAAGAGAAAAGAGATTAAAAGAATTATTAAAGTATGGTTTTAAATCAGGAACTTCTCACCCAAATTATGGTAAAACCCCATCTCAGGATATAATAGAAAAGATAAGGATAAGTTTATCTAAACCTGTGTTGATGATAGATAAAAATACAAATGAGATACTTAAAGAATTTAACTCAACTACAGAAGCAGAAACATTTTTAAATGCAAAAGGTCATCATGTTAGCTGCTGCTGTAATCATAAAAGAAAGACAGCTTATGGCTACAAATGGAGATATAAAGAAAGGGGGGAATAATGGATGATTTAAATTTCCCAAGGCAAATGTTGCCTTTTAGCAAAAAAACAAAGGAATGGAGAAAGAGGTGTGTTACTTGGGCTTCGCAGAAGACATTCTTCAATTATAGCTTGGTTAGGAAGTCAGTAATCCATAAAAAGATAAACTATGACTTGCTTAATGGCAGGCTACACATGTCAGACTTAGAACTGGTACTTAATCCAGATGGTATAAAGGCAGCTTACATCCCTGATAGGTTACAACATTATCCTATCATGAACAGTAAATTAAATGTACTTAGAGGTGAGGAAAGTAAGAGAGTATTTGATTTTAAGGTTGTAGTAACTAACCCAAATGCTATCTCAGAAATAGAGGATAATAAGAAGAATGAGCTATTACAAAGGCTTCAAGAAATGATAACTGACACCTCAATATCTGAGGATGAATACAATATCAAACTTGAGAAACTAAATGACTATTATACCTATGAATGGCAGGATATAAGAGAGGTAAGAGCAAATGAATTGCTTAACCATTATATCAAGGAATATGATATTCCTCTTATATTCAATAATGGTTTCATGGATGCAATGACATGTGGTGAGGAAATCTATCAATGTGATATTGTAAGTGGAGAACCAGTCATTGAGAGAGTGAACCCATTAAAGATTAGGATATTCAAGTCTGGGTACAGTAATAAGGTGGAAGATGCTGACATGATAATCCTTGAGGATTATTGGTCTCCAGGTAGAGTAATAGATACATATTATGATGTACTATCTCCAAAGGATATAAAGTATATTGAAACCATGCCTGATTACATAGGTCAGGGAGCTGTTGACCAAATGGATAATATTGATGAAAGATATGGATTTGTCAATCAGAATATGATTGGGGATGAAATAACTGTTAGAGATGGAACCTATTTCTTTGACCCAGCTAATCTATTTACAGAAGGTATAGCAAATTCATTACTTCCTTATGACTTGGCAGGTAATCTTAGAGTACTAAGACTATACTGGAAATCAAAGAGAAAGATACTTAAGGTTAAATCTTATGACCCTGAAACTGGTGAGGAGGAATGGAACTTCTATCCTGAGAATTATGTAGTAAATAAGGAAGCAGGAGAAGAAGTACAATCATTCTGGGTTAATGAAGCATGGGAAGGAACCATGATTGGCAATGAAATATTTGTCAATATGAGACCAAGATTGATTCAATATAACAGGTTGAATAATCCTTCAAGATGTCACTTTGGTATTGTAGGTTCAATCTACAATCTTAATGATAGTAGACCTTTCAGTTTAGTGGATATGATGAAGCCATATAACTATTTATATGATGCTATTCATGATAGATTAAATAAGGCTATTGCTTCAAACTGGGGTTCTATCTTAGAGCTTGACTTATCTAAGGTTCCTAAAGGATGGGATGTTGGTAAGTGGATGTACTATGCAAGAGTAAACCATATTGCAGTTATAGATAGTTTCAAGGAAGGTACTATAGGAGCCTCTACAGGTAAGCTGGCAGGTGCTCTTAATAATGCTGGAAAGGGAATGATTGAGACTAATATAGGTAACTACATTCAGCAGCAGATTAACCTTCTTGAGTTTATTAAGATGGAAATGGCTGATGTTGCAGGTATATCTAAGCAAAGAGAGGGTCAGGTTTCATCAAGGGAAACTGTAGGTGGAGTTGAGAGGGCTACTCTTCAATCAAGTCATATTACTGAGTGGTTATTTACTATCCATGATGATGTAAAGAAAAGAGCTTTAGAGTGCTTCTTAGAGACTGCAAAGGTAGCTTTAAAGGGAAGAAACAAGAAGTTCCAGTATATATTATCAGATACATCTACAAGAGTAATGGAGATTGATGGTGATGAGTTTGCTGAGGCTGATTATGGTTTAGTTGTAGATAATAGTAATGGAACTCAAGAGCTTCAACAGAAGTTAGATACTTTGGCTCAGGCTGCATTACAGACTCAAACTTTATCATTCTCTACTATTACTAAGCTCTATACATCAAGCAGCTTGGCTGAAAAGCAAAGACTGATTGAGAAAGATGAAAAGCAGATTAGAGAAAGACAGGCACAGGCTCAGAAGGAACAACTTGAAGCTCAACAGCAAATAGCTGCTATGCAGCAACAACAGAAAGAGGCAGAACTTCTCCAGAAGGAAGAAGCTAATATAAGAGATAATCAGACTAAGATAATAGTAGCTCAGATACAATCAGAAGGAGGACCAGATGAAGAAGATGGAATTATGATTGATGATTATAGTCCAGAAGCTAAAGCTAATCTTGCTGAGAAAATAAGAGAGTTTGATGAAAAACTTAAACTTGATAAGGACAAATTGAAGCTGGATAAAAAGAAAGCTGAAACTGATGCAAGTATAAAGAGACAAGCTCTAAGAAAGAAAAGTAGTACAACTAATAAATAAAAGATATGAAGACAATAAGAACTTTGAAGATAAGCCCTAATGCACCTGATATTAACTCAGTATGGTTGTATAAAGGTACAATGAAGTACTTTAATAATGGTGAATGGGAGACTATAGGAGGTGAATCAGAACCTTATGTTCTTCCTGCTGCAACTATAAGTACAATAGGAGGTGTAAAGAAGGCTACTAATGTGGATAATTTAGCTACTGGAGCTGAGTTAGCAACAGTAGTTACTAAGGTGAATGCAATTCTGTCTGCATTAAAGGTGGCAGATATAATGGTTGAAGATGCAAACTAATATACTATGTTTTTTACACAAGAAGATTATAGAAAAATAGAGAAGTGGCTATTAGCAAATAGTGTTAAAGATACTGAGTTTGCTGGAGCTTCTCTACCTCTTAAAGGTAATGAGACAGTAGCATTTGTACAAGATGGTAAGAATGTTAATGTACTCTTGAAGGATTTGATAGAACAAATCTTTCTGTTAGGAGTATCAGACTTTCTTAATGTTACAGATAAGTATGGTGAATCAAGAATTAGCCTTACTCAAGCTATTCAACTAATACCTTATAAGAGTAGAAAGATTGGTCAAGTTATTACCTTTCTTGATGAAGATGGAGAATGGAAACTATTTCAGTTTCAAGGAGAAAGAGTGAATCAATGGAATAATGCAACTTTATGGGTTGATTTAATTGAGAGAATACAAGGTATATCTATTATAGATAGTGAAGATATAACAGCTACTGTAGATAACTTGAATCAAACTTCCTTAACATTTGCAGATAAGAACTATAATACTACTGACTATTCAGGTTTAGGTAGAGTGTATCTTAGAAAGAATATACAGACTGTAGTTAATCCTAACACAGAAATTACTTATAGTACAAACTTGCTTACTCAACAGATGCTAAACAAAGAGAATACTATTTATGTTCTACAGTATGACTATAACTTAAATGGTCAAACTATCACTATTCCAAGTAGTTGTGTACTATTATTTGAAGGGGGTAGTATAAGTAATGGCAGTATTAATTTCAATAAATGTTCAATAGAAGGAGAATTTAAAATTAATAATATTATATTTACTGGGAACTTTATTAGTTCTGTAATAGCTCCTTCCACTAATACTAAAGAAGTTCTACAGTCTATTATAGATGCCAAAGATTTTACTTCCAACGAAGTACTAACTATTAGATTTTCTAAGAATATTATTTATAACTGGGAAGGGAGTCTATTAATAAACAAGAAAAATATAAAACTTGTTGGAGATGGAATGATATATGGGCATCTTCAAGTAGGTATTACTGACATCGAATTCCTTGAATTAGGGTATAATTCTAATAATACACTATCAAACTTTAATATAGAGATTACAGGCTTGACTTTCAAGAAAGAGGGGAGTGATAGAACTGATAATTGGGTATATTTAACTTCATTCGAGAGAGGTGATATTAAAGGACAAGCCATTCAGTTGTTAAATGTTATTGGGGTTAATATTAGTAATTGTATTTTTAATAATGTTCCTTATGGAATAGTGTATGGTAATAATCCTCAATATGTTAATCAAAATGTTAGAAGAATTACTATATCTAATAATAGATTTGAAAGAACTAATGGCGCAGTTACAACTATTCCTCATGGAATAGATAATCCTAATCAATATGAATATACTGAGTATGGAGATACTGTTATTATAGGTAATACAATGTATTGTGCAGAATATTGTCTTGATTTAGAAGGAATTGATGGTGCATTAATTTCTTCAAATAAGATGTTTACTGCTAATAAAGGAGACATTATAATTAAAAATACTTATAATACTAATATTGTAGGTAATAATATGTTTGGAGAGTCTTGTGAAAAATTTATGGTAGTGTTTAGAAATAAATGTAACAAGATTGTTATTAATGGTAATATATTCAACTATTTCAAACTTAATCCAAATAATCTAACTAATAGAACACAGGAAACAAAGGACCAAGGAGCTATTGGATTTGAAAGTTCTGTTACTACTTCTGGTTGTATTATCTCTGGCAATGGTTTCTATAATATAAATGCTGGAACCCCAATAGTTACTGAGAATGGAGCACAAATAACTGCACTAAGTATAATGGGTAATGAATATTCTAATGTATTAGATTTGCCTCTGCCAATTATAAACAATAGGGGTGCTATTTTTGGAAGCTTTGAATGTGACTATAAGGTGTCCAATGACCCAACATATATTGCTGGATATATTGGAGAAGGATTAGATTATACAGAAGAAAATATCTATAATACTTATATTAAAGTATTAAATACTACTAACAAAGGAAATAGTTATCCAGAGTGTATTGTTAATACTAAGCATGGAAAAAGGTATGTTACAATAGATAAAGTTGTTGAAGGTAAAGCTATTATAGCTTTAGTACCAACTTGGACTGCTGCTGGTAGCAGCTTTTATGGTTTTCTACTTGATAATGTTTGTTATAAAGTAGAATTAAATTCAACAGATACCCCTGCTCAATATTTATCTAAAGTTATAGCTGCTATTCCTTCTGAGTATTATGATACTTGGGTTATTGGAGGAGTTGGATATATAAAATCGAAAGAAGAAGGTTTGATTAGATGTCCTTTCATGAAGACTCCTAATTCTAATAATATTTTTAATATAATTAATTTTAGCTATGGTTGGAATGTTGAGTATAAGGAAAATGGTAAGACATTAGTTTCTGATAATGTATATAGTCATGCACTTCCTCAATATTTAACTAAAGAAGATGATGGATTACATGTATTTCTTAACAGAGTTAATACTAACTATCAAACAGAGGTAATATTTAGAACTGGTGACTCTCAATCTGAGCCATCTAATAACTTTGCTTTTGATTATTTAGTTACAAATACTACTAATAACGGATATCAATTATTATTATCTAAAAATATATTTGGAGTTGTTGTAAATACTCAAGATACTATAGAAAATATAAACAATAATATAGCAGAAATAATTAATCAAGTGTATTCTGATGTTTGTATAGCACAAAATAATAGAATTACTATAACTTCGAATAGGCAATTAAGACCTATAAAATATTCATATTTACTATCTGGAAATAATCCTGTTATATCTAACATAACAAATAGAACAAATTCCTACTATTTTACTAACATAGATGGGACATTAGTTTCAAAAGTAGTAATAGTCTAACTAAATAAAGTAGTATTTGATATATAATCAAGTACTACTTTCACTTGCATATATGAGAACTTTTACTTATATTTGCAAGCAATAAAACAATATAAAAATATGGCTTTAAATATAACAATAAATAAGGTAAGTGTAGCAGCATCTTTTGCTGCTGGAGCTACAGTAGCAACTGCTGTTGCATCTGGAGGAACTGCTCCTTATGTATATAGTTTAGCTACAGGTGGAGATAAGTTTGCTATTAATAGTTCTACAGGAGTAGTTACTACTATTGCAGCTATGGATATAAACAATATTGCCTCCTTTAGTGTAACTGCTACAGATAGTACTACTGGAACTGCTCTTACTGGAACCTCAAGTGTAACTTATCCTCCTATTCAATCTGCAATCCAGAATAAATTCAATAAGGCAAATGTTATCTATAAGATAACCAATGATATAAACCTTAATGGTAGTACTCTTACTATACCAGCAGGGTGTACTCTTGATTTTCAAGGAGGGTCATTTACTAATGGAACTATAGTTGGGACTAATAGTGATATTAGAGCTGATGAACATGTTACTATTTTTAAAGGGATAGTTATTGAAGGAACTTGGAAAGTAAAAGAAATAAGTAGTGGATGGTTTAATTTTGTCCAAACTGTCGGATATAATAATCTTCAAAACTTTAATAATTTATTCGCATTGACCAGTGGTTCATTTAGGGGTACAGTTAATATAGATGGGGGTACTTATTATATAACAATATCTAATAGAGATACCGATTTTATTTCTATAAATAACAATACTATTGTTAATCTATCAGGAACTATAAGGTTAAATCCTAATAACCTAAATAACTATGAAATAGTTAAAATAGTAGGTAAGAATAATATTACCATACAAGGTGGTGGTACTATTTATGGAGATGTAGAAGGTCATACTGGAACCACTGGAGAATGGGGAATAGGTATTACCATCTTAGATGGTAATGATATAACCATTAAAGGTATTACAGTAAGAAACTGTTGGGGAGATGGAATTTATATAGGTCAAACTAAAAACACTGTAAATAATTATCCTATTAATATTCTAATTGACAATGTTACTGTAACTAATAACAGAAGACAAGGAATATCCATAACATCTGTTCAAAATCTTACTATAAGAAATTGTAGAGTATTAAATACGGGAGCTATTAAATTTACTGCTCCAGGTGCAGGTATAGATATAGAACCTAATATAGCTAATGCTATGTTAGAGAATATAAATATTGAAGGTTGCTATTTTGCAGGAAATACTAAAGGGGATAGTGGAGATTTACTTATTACAGCTCTGGTATTTGGGAGTGAGGTGAATACTACATTTAAAGCAACCATTAGTAATTGTTACTTTTCTACTAAAGTAAGACTAACATCCAGCATTAGGAACTTAACTATTACAAATTCTTATATTGGTCTTTTAGATTTAGCAAGAACTGGTAGTCATTATTATAGGACTATGATTAGTGGATGTCTTATAAATGGTACTACTTTGGATATGAATAACCCCGGAATTCTATATTCAGGGTGTTCATTTATTAATGAGAAAGGTTCAGAGCAAAGAAGAGTATTCTCTATTGGAAATACTGTTGAAACTCCTGTAACTAAAATCACTTTCCCAAAAGTTGATGGTCTTATAAACCTTAAAATATTTACTGGATATAATGCTGCTAATTATTATTGTGTTAATGATATAGTTATTAAAGGTAGATATATTAATGAGAATAACAATTTGATGAGTAAAGCTCATACTATTGTATATGATGATACTGGTTCAGGAAATATAGATTTAGAAAGGTATAAAAATAATAGTATCTTAGTTTCAGAGCCTATTAAAGCTTCTGATGGTAGTTGGGAAATTTATCTGAAAACCTTTGCTAATAATTACTTCACAGGTATAATAGTTATAGAACCTATAATATATACAGCCTTCAAGTCACCTTTCTTTACCAGTGTAGACATATCATTTATAAATGCTGCTCCAGTAGAGGCTAATTTTAAAGTAACACTTAGTCAACCTTGTCATGGTAGTACTGACACTATAAATAGTATTATGGACCCAAAAGCAGGGGTTGTGGTATATAATGATACTTTAAATAAAGTAGTGTTTGGTAATGGTACTTCTTGGATAGATGTTGCAGGTGCAACAGTTTAAATTAAACTAAAATGAAAGATATACAACAATTAATTAAGAAGAATAGTCAAGAGGGAAGATATGAAGACATCTTCCCTAAGACTTTTATTGATGCAGTCTTAGATAAGGAAAGTGGGGCAACATTGACAGATATACTTGCAATGTTTAATATGCTATTCTTATCTTATAATGGTAGTAGAAGTCAAACAAGGCTACAAGTTCCTTCCAGCCTTAGAAGGGAAGGGTTATGGGTTACTTATGTCTTATATGATAAGACAGTAGTTACTGAATGGTATAGTGTAGAAGCTATTGATGATACTACCTTTGGAGATAGTGCAAACTGGAGAGATGGTAGTAATGCACTTGTAGGTGATATATCTATATCCTCAGATGGGTATTGGGTAATCAATGGAGAAGTTACTAACATTAAAGCACAGGGAGAAGCTGGTATTGCTCCTATTCTTAGGGTAGGGTCTAATAATCACTTACAAGTTTCATATACTAATGGTAGTAGCTATGTAGATGTATCCTCTAATCCTGTGTTTACTCAGTTTAGAGTAAGTAATAACAAGTTACAGCAATCTACAGACTTAGGTGAATCTTGGAGTAATATTTCAGAAGAGTTAGCTTATAAATTTAGAGAGTCTGGTAATAAGATTCAAATGTCAAAAGACCTTGGTAGTACTTGGCAAGATGTATCAGACTATATTGCAGCATGGTTTAGATTTACAGGAACTACTGGTAGCAGCCAAGCTGATAATGTTGGTAAGATACAGATTAGTAGAGATAATGGTGCTACATGGTCTGATTTAAGTGGAGAATTTACTAATAGTTTACACATTAAAGGGTATGTAGCTACTGTAGGTGCTCTTCCTTCTACTGCTGTTCAAGGAGATATTTATGGTGTTGGTCCTACATATGATACAAGTGATACTAAACATACTAATCCTATCTATCAACTATATGTCAAGGATAGTACTGGATGGATTAATAATGGTAGATTTACTTCTATAGCTGCTGGTGTAGTACAAGAGTTAGGTAATAGTGAAACTGCTGTAATGAGTCAAAAAGCTGTAACTAATTCTTTAAGCTCTAATTATAAAAACTTTAGAGGCACTACAGATAGCAGACCTACTTTAACTGAGGATGATTCAGGATTTCCATTTTATGATACTACTTTAAATAAGTATATTTGTTGGGATGGAAATGTTTGGACTAACTTTGATGGTAGTGCTCTTACTTAACTAATATTTTAGTAGTACAATCAATAAATCACTTATACTATTGTATGAGTGATTTATTCTTAATATGTTTGCATAATAATATAAGGGAAGAAGATATGAAGAAGTATATATTATTTATAATACTAATATTGGTAGGGGCTGTAGCTTACCTATCATATCAGAATAAACAATTGACTACTAAGTATGAAACTTCCATTGAGAATGTTAAAGCCTATGATGCTCAATTGAGTGGACTTGAAGGTGATAATAGAGTATTAAAACTAACAGTTGAACAGCTTAATTACTTCAATGATTCAATCATTAAGAAGATGAAAGTGGTCCAGAAGGAATTAGGAATAAAGGATAAGAGATTACAGCAGCTTCAATATGAAGTAAGTCATGCACAAAGAACTGACACTATTATCCTACCAGATACTTTATTTGTAAATTCTCAGTTAAAGCTGGATACTATAGTGGGAGATAAGTGGTTTAAGACTAATCTTCATTTAGAATTCCCAAGTACAATAGCACTTAGTCCTGAGATAGAATTAGAAAGATATACATTCATAAATGGTAAAAGGGAGACTGTGAATCCACCAAAGAAATTCTTCTTATTCAGGTGGTTCCAGAAGAAACATACAGTAGTAGAAGTGAATGTAAGGGAAATGAACCCTTATGTTAAGAACAAAACTCAAAGATTTATACAAATAATTGAATAGTTATGATTGAAAGTGGAATACTTATTACAGCATTGATAGGTATTGTGACCACATTTACTTCGGGATTTACTGCATGGTTCTTTGCAAGAAAGAAGTATAATAGTGAGGTTGACAATAACCTAATAAATAACATGAAGGAATCATTGGATTTCTATAAGAAATTATCAGATGATAATAAAGAAAGACTTGATGAGGTCCTTAAGAGAAATGATAATCTTGAGGAGGAAGTCAAAGAATTAAGGCAACAGGTGATGTCCTTAATGGCAAGTATATGTACTGATTTATCTTGTCAGATAAGGAAGGGGAATTATGAGGAATTATTAAATAAAAAGAGTATATAATATGAAAAGAGTACTTAATCTTGGCAAGCTTTCAAGAATAGTTGAAGGAGACCCTAATGAAGTTACAGTAAATGAAATCCTTGTTATTAAGGATGAAGCTACTGGTAAAATAAAAGATATTCAAATAAGAGGTACAGGAGGAGAAATGGAGTCTTTACTTCTTAATCCTCCTATTAAATCATAAGATATGGAATTAACACTTAAAAGAATCTTTAAAGGACCTAAATACACAATTGGACATTTGTTCATAAACGGTGTTTATGAATGTGATACTCTTGAGCCTCCTTATATGGGGACTAAACAAACTGATAGTATTGAATTTATCAAAAGTACCAAAAAAGGTAATACTGCTATTCCTTCTGGAGTTTATAATATTAATATGGATATTATAAGTCCTAAATTTAAGGATAGGTCATGGGCAAAACCTTTTGGAGGCAAACTTCCTACAATAGAAGATGTTCCAGCCTTTGATAGAGTACTTATTCATGTAGGAAATAAAGCTTCACAGTATGGATTAAGTGATACTCAAGCTTGTATTTTAGTGGGAGAAAACAAAGTTAAAGGACAAGTAATTAGTAGTACTGCTTGCTTTACAGAGCTAATGACAGTACTTTTAAAAGCTAAATTAACTGGAGAGAAAATAACATTAAGTATAGAATAAGGTGGATTTTAGAGGGTATAGTTATTACTATACCCTTATCTTTTAACAGTAAATAAGTAATTTATTTATTAGATTGCAATATTATTAATTACTATGTTGTAGAAGTCACAAATACCCTTTATCTTTGCAGAAGTTTAATAACTAAAGGAGTAGAAATATGATAGGAGAATTAAGTGAAGACCTCATTATGACAGGGGATGAAATAGATGTAGAGAATCTATTTTCTGATGATGGGGGTGAAGAAGAAACACAGGTAACTCCACCTGCCCCAAAGGAGAAAGAAGACAAAGAAAATGAAAAAACTACTGAGGAAGAAGAGATAAATCCTGATGATTTATTTGATAATCCAGAGGGCGTAGGTAGTGGAAAAGATAATCAAGAAGAAGAGGAAGATACCCAATCTGAAAAGGACAAAGGTACTTCTCCCAAAACTAACTTCTACTCTTCCATTGCCAGTGCCTTGAAAGAAGAAGGTATCTTCCCTGACCTTGATGATGATACATTAAATGGTATCAAGACTCCAGAAGATTTTGCAGAAGCAGTTGAAAAGACTGTTCAAGCAAGGTTAGATGAAAGACAAAAGAGAATTGATGCTGCATTACAAGCTGATGTAGAACCAGATGAAGTAAGAAGGTATGAACAAACCCTTGCTAATTTGGATGCAATCAAGGAGGAATATATAACTGATGAAACTGAAAAGGGTGAAAGATTGAGAAAGAACTTAATCTATCAAGACTTTAGGAACAGAGGTTATAGTGAAGCCAGAGCTAATAGAGAGGTTGAGAAATCTTTCAATGCTGGCACAGATATTGAAGATGCAAAAGAGGCATTGGAAAGTAATAGAGAGTACTTTAGCACTCAATATCAAGACCTAATCAAGGAAGCTCAAGAAGAGGCAAAAGAAAAACAAAGGAAAATTAAAGAAGAGGCTGCACAATTAAAGAAATCAATGCTTGAGGACAAGGAAGTATTTACAGGTATTACACTTGACAAGACTACAAGACAAAAAGCATTTGAGAATATTACTAAGCCTGTCTTTAAAACAGAAGATGGAGAATATTTGACTGCCATTCAGAAATATGAAATGGATAATCCAGTTGAGTTCAGAAAGTATCTGTCTGTATTGTTCACTATGACTGATGGCTTCAAGAATATTGATGGTCTTGTAAAAGGTAAAGTAAAGAAAGAAGTCAAGCAAAGTCTTAGAGAATTAGAACATAAACTCAGTAGTACTGCAAGAAATTCATCAGGTAATCCAAGATATGTTGGAGGAGTTGAGGAAGATACTGAGTCTTATATTGGAAAGGGCTGGGACCTTGATGTCTAAAAACATATTAACTAACAAAAATAATTAACAGATTATGGCTGGTAAATTAGGTAAATTTCAAATGTTAGGCTTCCAACACTGGAAGGGTCTGACAAGTGACAACCACCTTGGAGCTATCTTTCAACAAGCACCTCAGAAGGCTACAAACCTTATGGTGCAACTGTTGGCTTTCTATAGAGGAAAGAGCTTGGATACATTCCTTAATTCATTCCCTGTAAGAGAGTTTGAAGATGATAATGAATACTACTGGGATGTTATTGGTTCTTCAAGGAGAAACATTCCTCTTGTTGAGGCAAGAGATGAAAATGGTACTGTAGTTGCTGCTGGTGCAGCTAATGTGGGAGTTGGTACATCTCCTTTCTATCTGGTATTCCCAGAAGACTGGTTTGCAGATGGTGAAGTTATTGTAGGTAACTTGAACCAAGTATATCCATTTAGAATCCTTGGTGATGCAAGAATGGAAGGTACTAATGCAGTGTACAAAGTAGAACTTATGGGTGGTAATACTCAAGGTGTTCCTGCTGAAAGACTGCAACAAGGAGAAAGATTCTCTATTGAGTTTGCTCCTGTAGAAAAAGAACTTTCAAGAAAGGTTGGTGATGTTAGATTCACTTCTCCTGTAAGCATGAGAAATGAATGGACTACAATCAGAATCCAACACAAGGTAGCTGGTAATAAGCTAAACAAGAAACTTGCTATAGGTATTCCTATGGTTAGGAATCTTGAAAGTGGAAAGCAAGTGAAGGACACTGCAAATATGTGGATGCACTATGTAGATTGGGAAGTAGAACTTCAATTTGATGAGTACAAGAATAATGCTATGGCATGGGGTACTTCAAACAGAAATCTGAATGGTGAATACATGAACTTTGGTAAATCAGGTAATGCTATTAAGACTGGTGCTGGTATCTTTGAACAAACAGAGGTTGCCAATACTATGTACTACAATACATTCAGCTTGAAGTTACTTGAAGATGCACTGTATGAACTATCAGCTTCTAAACTTGCAATGGATGATAGACTCTTTGTAATCAAGACTGGTGAAAGAGGTGCTATTCAGTTCCATAAGGAAGTATTGAAGACTGTATCTGGTTGGACTACATTTGTACTTGATAATAACTCTACAAGAGTTGTTGAGAAAGTTCAATCAAAACTTCACAGCAATGCACTTAGTGCTGGTTTCCAATTTGTTGAATATAAGGCTCCTAATGGTGTTAGAGTGAGATTGGATGTTGACCCATTCTATAGTGACCCAGTAAGAAATAAGATTTTACATCCAAATGGTGGTGTAGCTTTCTCTTACAGATATGACATCTGGTATGTTGGTACTATGGACCAACCTAATATCTTCAAGTGTAAGATTAAGGGTGATAATGAGTACAGAGGATACCAATGGGGTATTAGAAATCCTTTCACTGGACAAAAGGGTAATCCTTATATGTCATTTGATGAGGACTCTGCTGTAATTCACAGGATGGCTACTTTGGGTGTTTGTGTGCTTGACCCAACAAGAACTATGTCATTAATTCCTGCAATTCTGCAAGGATAAGCATAAATAAAAGGGAGGCAGGTAATTCCTCCTCCCTTTTTCTTTTTTAAAATGTTAAATGGAGAAGTAATATGGCAAAAGAAGTTAGTAAGATGGTTTTGGATGATGAAGAGATTATGAAGGAAACACCAGTTATACCTGATGTGGATAACCTCTTTGAGGAACCAAAGACAAGAAAAACAAAGAAACAAGCAGTAATAGAGAACAATGATGAACCTATTAGCTGCCTAAGAAATGAAAGAGTTATAGTAAGGTTTGTTCCCAAGCAAACTGGTTTAGTTTCAAACCCTAAGCATATCCTATATGGAGGTATGGCAGAGGCAGCAGTAAGATGGTTTACTCTACCAAGATTGAGTTCTGGTATGTATGTAAATGCTCTCACTGATAAAGAGAAAGCCTACCTTGAAGAGATAATGGGTCTTGAATATAATGCTCTATCTATCTATAAGAAGATAGATAATTTCTGGGATAATTATACAGTGAGATTAACTAAGCAAGATAATTTCTTGAACTTGGCTGACCCTGATGATTATATCAAATATAAAATCCTTTTGGCAAACAAGGACTATATTGCATCTTCTCTTCAAGAGCTGCAAGACAGACCTAAAATGACTTACCAGTTTGTAATTGTACAGGAAGGTGAGGAAGCTAAGACTGCTAAGAAGGAAATGAATGCTACAATGCAGTCATACATGAAGTTTGGTGAAATTCAAGATGATGCTGATAAGCTGAGAGTAATCATTGAAACTATTGATGGTAGACCTCTTGCTAAGACAACTAAGATTGAATTCTTACATGAGAAGATTAACAAGCTAATTCAAGCTGACCCAAAACTTTTCTTAAGAGTTTCAGAAGACCAGTATCTTGATACTAAAGTTCTGATTAAGAAGGCTATTGAAGAAGGTCTAATTAGTAACAGAGGTGGTATGTTATACCTGAAATCTGATGGTTCTCCTCTATGTGGAGATAATGAAGAACCTACTTTGAGTGTAGCTGCTAAGTTCTTAAGTGCTCCTAAGAGACAAGAATTGAAGTTCAGTCTGGAAGCAAAGCTAAAAGAATAAAGATATGAATGTTAATGAATTTTCTAATGAATTTGATGTACTCTATAACAACATAATGAGCAATGCTGCTCCAGGGTTAAATGAGTATGAAAAGTCTGTACTGCTTACTAAGGCTCAAGAAGAGATAGTTAAGAACTATTTTGAACCAGCAGGTAATAAGTATGGAAAAGGATTAGATGATTCACCAAAAAGACAAATAGATTTTTCAGAATTAATAAAGGTAGGGCAAGGAGTACTTAATACAAGTGCTCCTACTATCACCTTTGATAAAAGAGCTAAGGTATATGATTTACCTGCTGACTTATTCTTGGTTATAAATGAGGCTGTTGATACTAATGCAGGAACTAAACAGATAGTTCCAATCAGTTATTCTGATTATACAAGGCTTATGTTAAGACCTTACAAGGAACCAGTTAAATATCAGGCATGGAGAATAATTACTTCTTCTATAAACAATATCTCTGTAGAACTAATAGTGAACAGTAATGAAACTATTACAGACTATAAGGTAAGGTATATAAGAAGACTTGCTCCAATTATCACTACTAATCTATCTTCTGAATATGGTGATGTCACAATAAATGGTGTAAGCACTATTTCAGAATGTGAGCTTAACCCAATTATTCATAGTGAGATATTACAGAGGGCAGTTGAATTGGCTAAGGCAGCTTACCAAGGAGATTTGCAAGCAAGTGTTGAATTAGGACAAAGGTCAGAGTAAAAATATAAAGTATGACTAATAAAGAATTTTCTGATGGATTCAGTACTTTACTTAACTCATTTGGTATCACTCCTAATATAATCCTTGATGAATATGAGAAATCAACATTTCTCACTAATGCTCAAGAACAATTGATTATTGACATCTACTCTGGAAGGAATGTTATTTATGGTAAGTCCTTTGAACAGACAGAAGAAATAAGAAGATATTTGAGCAATTTGGTGGAGACCTATGAAACAAGTACTAAGGTTACAGGAAAGCTGGGATTATCAAAAGATTCAGTGTTCTTTGAGATACCACAAGATACTTGGTTCATTACTTATGAAGTGGCACTCCTCAAGGACAGTAGATTAGGTTGCTTAGATGGTATAGAGGCAAGTGTGGTTCCATTACCACAAGATGATTTATATAGAGCAAAGGATAATCCATTTAGAGGACCAAGTAAAGACAGGGTACTAAGACTTGATATAAAAAGTGATTTAGCTGAATTAATCAGCAAGTATAATGTGGACAAATATTTAATGAGATATATCTCTCAACCTACTCCTATTATACTGGTAGATTTACCTGATGGACTAAGTATCAATGGTATAAGTACTGAAAGTGAATGTGAACTAAATCCTGTAGTACACAGAGCAATACTTGAAAGGGCTGTACAGCTTGCCATAATAAGTAAAACTCAACTGACAGGAAATAAAGAATAAATATAAATGTTTAATTAAACTAAAAAAGATTATGGTAATTTCTATTAATCAAGTAAGACAGCTATATGTTGCAAAGGTTCTCAAAGCTAATACAGCAGCTCTTGCAACTGCTGGTGATATTGTGCCAAAGGCAGATACAGCTAAGACTACTCTGTATTTTCAGTCTATGTCTCCTGCTGGAATTGTAGCAAGTGATAAGATTGATATTAATAATGTAATATCAGCAAAGGCTACAGCTTCAAAAGATTTGGCTCATAAGCTGGTTAGATACTCAGTTACTCTTGATGCAGATGTATCTGCAATTCCTGTAGCAGGTCAGAATTATATCTTGAGATTGGCTTTCAGACAATATATTGGTTTGTCAGAGGAAGACCAGTACTTCAAGTATGGTGAAGTAATTGCAAGAAGTGGAATGACTACATCAGATTTCTACAAGAAGATGGCTATTTCTTTGGCTAAGAATCTTGAGAATAAGACAGAATCTACTCCTCTTGTGAATATTTACCTTAATAGTGCAGCAGCAGATGGAACTGATGTTCCAGTAACAGCTACCACTAAGGAATCTGACCTTAATAAGGATGATTATGATAAGATAATCATTGAAGAAGCTGAACAACCTTGGGTTCTTGGTATGATGCCTCAGGCATTTATTCCTTTTACTCCTCAGTTCTTGACTATCACAGTTGATGGTGAAGATAGACTTTGGGGTGTTGCAACTGTAGTTACTCCTGAGAAGACTGTTCCTGATGGACATCTTATTGCAGACCTTGAATACTTCTGTATGGGTGCAAGAGGTGACATCTACAGAGGAATGGGTTATCCTAACATTATTAAGACTACTTACTTGGTAGACCCAAGTGCAGTTTATGATGTACTGGATATTCACTATTTCTATACAGGAAGCAATGAATCAGTTCAGAAGTCTGAAAAGACTATTACACTGGTTGCTGTAGATGATGGTAGTCACACTGCAATGAATGCTCTAATTGATGCTATCAATACTGCATCAGGGCTTGCAATTGCTACTTTATCCTAAGTGATATAGCATTAGAAGGGGCATAGAGACACTATGCTCCTTTTTTTTTATCAATTAAAAATATGAACTATGATACATTTTAATCAGCTTAATATTAGCCCGGATAATAGATTTCTTATAATTGATGTATCCATAGATAATCAGGACTACTTTGATGATGTCCTATTAGATAGTATAATCATTGATACCCAAGATACCTTTGTGATGAATGGACCAAGTGACAATCCTCTTTATGTGTATAATGTAGAGGATGCTTATGATTTAACCTATTCTCTTCCTGAGCAATGTAGTTGCAACCCAGTAAGAGTCAAGGAAGATGAATCATACTGTTTCACTTATGGTACACAACAAATGAAGAATGTAAGACTTGAATTAAGTATTCAAGACTTAAAGGTTTCTCCTTGCAGTACTATGTTCTTTGTGTATGTAAAGTCTAAAGGTACTCCATCAACTGATACTCCATGTGGATTTGGTAAGGACCAAATATTAGGTACTGTAATTAACCTGCAACCTATATACAAACAGACTCTCAAGTATCTAAAAGAAGTAGAATGTGATTGTAATATACCAAAGGGTTTCATTGATATGATACTTAAGTTAAAAGCAATTGAACTTTGTGTTAGAACAGGAAACTATCCACAGGCTATTAAGTACTGGAATAAGTTCTTCATAAATAATAATTGCAAGTCTCCAACCTCTAATTGTGGATGCTATGGATAAAATGCTTGAAATATCTGAGGAAGCCATCACAAGATACTTTACTACTCTATCTCAATTTGGATATAAGAAGTACAGTGATGTAGATAAGATAATTGTTCTCTTCTTCATGGAAGAAATGTTGGCAGGAGAAATGTCTTATTATGTGACACAAGATGATTATAGAAATATAGTCAATGCACTATATTGTCTGGCAGGAAGTACTTGTATGATAGACTTTCCAATGTTTGAGAGCTATGATACTTTGGTTCATTCTAACAAAAGAACATTTGTACCAAGAATAACAGAGGATAGTATATTAAGAAGTACTGAGGATGATAACTTTAGAGTAGAAGCATAATCTTTATACTCTGAATATAAAAATAGTAAAACCCTTGTGCAATTAAGTTTAATTACTTATTTTTGCATAAGGGTTTAATTTTATAATATAATAATAAAACTATGACATATAATGAATTAATCTACATTGTGCTTGATGAACTCAAATTGAGTTCAGATGATAGTTTTTACACAAAAGACCATTTAATATTCCTTCTTGTAAAATACAGGGGGTTCCTGCTTAAGCAGAGATACTCAGATGTTAGAAAATCTATACCTGACAGTAATTATCAGAATATATGCTTAGACCTTATTGAGGTTCCAGCTATTAGTGGGGAGCCTTGTGAAGGCAGCTCCTATTTAAGAAGTAAGAATAAGGTTCCTACTACTATGATGATAGGTAATCCAAGAGTATATCCTATGGACTTCTATCAAGGTGAGATTACTTATATAAGTAGGGATAGAATGAGATATGTAGGTTATAATAAGTTCCTGAGAAACATAATCTATTGTTCAAAAGCCCCTGATGGTTATTTGTATTTTAAATCATGGAATCCTCAATTCCTGCATCTTGAAAGAATAAGGTTTAGTGCAATCTTTGAAGATGCTAAGGAAGCATCAGAATTGGCTTGTCCAGAAGAGAGTGGTACAATATGTAGGTTAGAGGATAAGGAGTTCCCATTGGAAGACTCACTTGTGCCTCCCTTGATAGAACTTGTAGTTAAAGAATTAAGAGGTCCTGAATTTATGAAGAAAGATGAAGATAATAATGCAGAGGATAATCTGCCTGATTCAAATAGATAATGGAGACACTGGGAGAATTTAAAAGGAGGATAAAGAAGGTCAACCAACCAAGAGAGTATAAAGTAAGGAATTCATTGGGTGTATATGATGGATATAAGTATTATAGAAAGAATAAGCCTGATAGTAGGGAATATGTTCTTACTGAGTCACAATATTTTTCTATCATAAGAAAGATAAACTTACATTTGGTTGATGAATTATTACTGGGTCATGATGTTAGACTTCCTAAATCAATGGGCACTATTGAGATAAGAAAGTATGATAGGAGAATAAGGTTAGGAAAGGATGGAAAGATTCATACTAACCTTCCCATAGACTGGGATAAGACACTCAAACTCTGGTATGAAGATGAAGAGGCTTTCAAAGATAAGACATTAGTTAGAGTAGAGGAGAATGAAATCTTTAAGGTATATTACAATAGAGAGTCAGCTACCTACAACAATAATTCTTACTATGAATTCTTATTCAACAAAGATTTAAAGATAAGACTTAAACAAAGAATAAAGGAGGGTCTAATAGATGCTCCTTACTTAGAAAGGAAATTAAGATATGGTTAATAATGTTAGCTACGTAAATATAAGAGTAGTGCTTGACAGATTACTAAGACACCCACTACTTACTGACCTCAATCTTGAAACAGCTATTCAATATACATTGGACTTTATTAGTGCAATGGGACTTCCTAATGTCTATGTTGATAAGATGGAAACAATAGATATTAAGGAGTATAGAGGTGAGTTGCCCTGTGATTTAATCTCTATTAATCAGGTCAGATTACACAAGAATGGAATGGCACTTAGAGCAATGACTGATAATTTCAATGCCTATCCTACCCATGACCATAAGGAAGGAGATTGGTGTGAGAGAGGAGAGCCTTCTTTCAAGACACAAGGTAGAGTGATATTTACTTCAATCAAACATGAAAAGGTGGATATTAGTTATAAGGCTATTATGTTGGATGATGAAGGTCTTCCTTTAATTCCAGATAACTCTATCTTCCTTAAAGCACTGGAACTATATATCAAGAAGGAGTGGTTCACTATTCTTTTTGATATGGGTAAAATAAGCCCTGCTGTACTAAATAACACCCAGCAAGAATACGCATTTAAGGCTGGACAGTGTAATAATGAATTTGTGATTCCTTCTGTATCAGAAATGGAATCAATTACAAATATGTTAAATCAAATGATTCCAAGAGTAACTGAGTTCAGAAGAGGATTCAAGAACTTAGGAGACAAGGAATACCTGAGGGTTCATTGAGTTTTATATTATGAGAAATTGGATAGTTTATAAGCATACCTCTCCATCAGGTAAAGTATATATAAGAATTATATCTGTAGAGAACAATAATATAACTCATGATTTTCCTTCAATATTAGTTGCTTCTAAACTCTTAAATGTTCCTACTACCTCTATAGGAAGACACTTAAGGAGTGGTAAACCTTATAAGGGATATTTGTATAAATATAAAGATGAATAAATATGGCACTAAAGAAAGAACAACACTTTTTTAAAGGGTTACAAAGAGACTTATCAGTCTCTAAATTCAATCCAGAATATGCCTTTGATGCTCAGAATATCAGAATAACTGCAAGAGATAATAATACTCTTCTTACTGTAACTAATGAGAGAGGTAATAAGGAGATACCATTACAATCTCCTTCTGGAGACCCTGTAGTTATTGATGGGATATTACTTGGACAGAATGTGCTAAATAATTATGTAACCTTATTTACAAAAGGTACAAAAGATAATATCTATAGACTTGAAAATAAAGGTACCTATTTTGAGACTCTACTTCTATTCTCAGGTAATCTTAATTTTAGTACAGACTATCCTATTGAGAATATTGGTGTATATGAAAATGATAATATTCAGAAGATATATTGGGTAGATGGATTAAATCAACCAAGAGTTATTAATATTGTATCTGACTCTACAACAATAGAAGAATGGAATAATAGTTCATTTGATTTTATTCCAGAATTGAAGTTGGATGAAACAATCACTGTTACCTCCAATCTTAAGGTAGCCAGCAAGTTTCCTTCTGGAGTGGTGCAATATGCTTTCACTTACTATAATAGAAATGGCTCTGAAAGTAATATTATATATCAAACACCTATATACTACACTCATGCAAGTAATAGAGGAGGGAGTCCAGAAGAGATAGGTTCCAATAGTTTTGATATAGTTATAAGTAATCCTGATACTAATTTTGATTATATAAGGATATATTCTATATTTAGAACAAGTATAGATTCTACCCCAGTTGTAAGAAGAGTGGCTGATTTGGATGTTATTGGTTCAGTAATCAGATATACAGATAATAATACAACAGGAAGTAGTGTAGATAGTACCTTACTACTTTACATAGGTGGTGAAGAAATAATTCCTCACACCATGACTCAAAAGGACAATACTTTATTTCTTGGAAATATTCACATAAAAACTTTATTGTTCTCAAAGGAAGCAAGAGAGAGTGTGAAGGGTTCTGTCATATTTGGTAATAAGCTTCTTGATACTGGTGAAAGAACTAATTTAACTTATGATTATAAAACCCAATTAAATAATAATAGTTACCAGATTACATCATTTAAAAGAGGTGAAACTTATAGATTCGGGGTTCAATTCCAAAATAAGAAAGGTAAATGGTCAGAAGTATTATATATAGGAGATAGCAAGGTAGATACTTACCCTAATGTAGATTCTAATAACTTATCTGGTACTGTTAAATTAAGTTTGGTAAAACCTTACTATACTATACCAAAGAGTGTACTTGATGAAGCTAAAGCTCTTGGTTATATAAAGGCAAGAGGAATGATAGTAGTTCCCACAAATAGTGATAGAACTATATTGTGTCAAGGTGTAGTATGTCCTACTCTATGGACAAATTTAGATAGAGAATCTAATAGTCCTTATGCAGTATCATCTTGGTTTTTTAGACCTTTTGTTGATGAAGCTAATAGAGATGATTCTAATGATGTGGAGGCAAATAATGGAACTTATGCTCAATATGTTGATTATGATAGTATCAATCCTGTATATCCTGATAGGACTACTGAGATAGGGGTAGAAACTTTAAAGACATTAGCAGAAGGTAGTACAGAAGTAAATGACTATTTAGTAGATAGTAGTATTCTTACATTTCATTCTCCTGATATAGAATTTGGAGATATAAATACAGCAAATATTAACTTAGGCTGCCAATTTATAGGCTCTGTTGCATTACATTCTGGTATATCTTATAGGTCTGTTCTTGCAGAGAGTACAGGGGTTCAACCTACTTTAGATTATGGATTTTATAATAAGTTCCCACAGTATGAAAGACAAACTGTTTTTTCAACAAATAAAGGAGGTAGACTTCTTTCTTCTGGGTATCATTGGATGGGAATCCCCTTATTAACTAATGATACTCAAAAAGTTTACAAGAGTAACTGGGCATGGTTAGTATCACCTTGGCAAAGACAAGGCTCATTAATTAATGATTTTAGATATGAAGGTAATACCTATTCTAATTTGAAATCAAATAAATTGGGTAATTTGAGAACAAGTTATTCTACTTATTTCACTCTGGGATTAACAGAATCTTGGGTTCCCCCTGCTGGTATATCAAATGTAGAGATAGTAGATTCTAACGAAGTTACAGCTACTTCAATAGTTAGGAATGATGAGTCTCTGTTATACTATGGTAATGTTGATAAAGTAATACCTCCTGGTTCTAAAACAGAAGGTGTAGGTTCAGATATTGGTGTTGTTACTAATAGTTATGAAAATATAAAAACTATAAATCAATTATATAATGGTGAGTCTGAAAATACCACTTTTGTTGATAAAATTACTATACCAGTATTAGGAACTGTCAATCTTAAAGATTCTGAAAGATATACCAATAGTCCTGTAAGCATCAAATATAAGTCTGGAAAACATGCTGTATTTGCTTTAAACAAGCAAAATGGTAATAGGGTTATAATCCCTAATAGTAATACAAATCATGACCATACAAAAGATAGCAGTGCTATATTCAGTACCTTTAGTACTGGATATTCAGGGTTATGGCTTGTAGAGTTGACTCAGACTATAGATGAGGATAATAGATTTGGGGGTAAAACAGAAGAAGCTCTGTTAAATAACAGGTGGATAGTATCTGGAGACCCAATTGATATTAATGACAGTAGTAGAATAGAGTTTCTTCAAGGTGATACCTATCTTCAAAGATATGATTGTCTAAAGACATATCCATTCACCTTAGAGGATATGAATACTGTAGTTGAAATGGTATCATTTTATTGTGAAACTCATATCAATATAGATGGTAGGTATGATAGAAATAGAGGAAATGTTACCAACTTAGCTATTACTCCTTCTATATTCAATCTTTATAATCCAATTTATTCCCAGAGTAATAACTATTTTACTTATCAATATTTGAATGAAATAAGTAGTCTTAATGATTTTCCTAATAGTATTACATGGACTGAGGAAAAAATACTTGGTAATGAAGTGGATAATTGGACTAAAATTAATGTTGCAACAACATTAGACCTTGATGGTGATAAAGGGGAAGTAACCTCCTTGAACACTTATAATAATGAGATATTCTGTTTTCAGAGAAGGGGGTTAAGTAATATTTTATTCAACAGTAGAGTTCAGATACCAACCTCTGATGGGTTGCCAATTGAGATTACTAATGGATTGAAGGTAAGTGGTAAAAGATATATAAGTAATACTATAGGCTGCACCAATAAGTGGTCTATTGCAGAATCTCCTTCTGGACTATACTTCATAGATAATGAGACTAATTCATTATATCTATTTAATGGAGAAATAGTCAGTCTATCTGATAAGTTAGGATTTAGACAGTGGATTAGTGCCCATAATGTTCATGTAGACTGGGAACCTGTTGGTTATAACAACTATAGGTCATTCTATGACAAGAATAATAATGATGTATATTTTACTTATAAGGACCACTGTCTATGTTATTCAGAGTTGATTAACCAGTTTACTTCATTCATGAGTTATGAAAGGGTTCCTGCTATGTTCAATGTAAGTAGTGAGTTCTATGCCTTCAAGGATGGTAAGATGTGGGAACAGTTTACTGGAGACTACAATATGTTCTTTGGTGAATATAAACCATTCAGTATTACCTTTGTAGCTAATGCTGAGGAACCAAATGATAAGATATTCAATACAGTAGAGTTCAGAGCTGATAGTTGGGATGGTGATAACTTGATAAGCAACAAAACCTTTGATACTCTTGATGTATGGAATGAATACCAGCATGGTACTACCCCTCTTACTAATATACTTGGACATCCCTCCCCATTAAAGAAGAAGTTCAGGGTGTGGAGGGCTAATATACCAAGAGCAATAGTAAATAATAGAGATAGGATAAGAAACACTTGGGCTTATATTAAGTTAGGAATGAATACTCCTAATACATATAGAACAGAGTTTCATGATGCTATTGTTCACTATTTTGCATAATTAATAGGAGTCCATAAACATTTTAGTTTGTGGACTCTTTCTTTTTTAATTAAAGGCTTTGTTTATTCAATACCTTTTTATACATTTGCAATAAAATTAATTATACTATGGCTAAGAAAAAAATTAAAAGAAGAAGCAATATGCCTTCTAATATGTTTGAGAATGGAGGTAAAACATGGGGGCAGCAGTCCTCAGGACAATTCTCAAATGCCTTTAAAAGGGAGAATCTTGGCAGTTCTATAGGAAGTATTGGAGGTGCTATTGGTGGTATGGCACAAACTGGAATATCTAATGCGCAAATAGCAGATACCAGTGGAATTGAATCCCAAATTGAAGCTCAAAAGAACATGACAATAGGAGCTTCATCCAATGAAGATTTGCTAAGTGAATGGGGTTCATGGACTAAAGTTAAAGATGACTATACATGGAAAGATGTTAGAGGAGGAAATACTGGGCAGAGACTGACTGGTACTTTAGGAGCTGCTGGTCAGGGAGCTGCTGCTGGAGCATCTGTAGGTGGTCCTATTGGAGCTATTGTAGGTGGTGTAGTAGGTCTTGGTAGTGCTATTGGAGGATGGCTTGGTGGTAATAGAAAAGCTAAAAGAAAAGCCAGAAGATTGAATAGAGAAGCCAGAGAAGCCAATGAAAGGGCACTTTCTTCTTTTGAAACAAGAGCTAATACTATAGATGCCCAAAATGACTTTAACATATTGGCAAACTTCTCTGCTTATGGTGGTCCACTTGAATTTGGTAGTGGTGCAATAGGCTATGAGTTTGATAATAGATACTTAAATAATCAAGAGATGAGTGCAATTGCTAAACAAAGATTGACTTCTCTTCCTAACTCATTCCAAGCATTACCTGAGATGAATACATATAATGCTTTTGCAGAAGGTGGAGGTATTCATATCAAGAAGAAAAACAGAGGCAAGTTTACTGAGTACTGTGGAGGTAAAGTAACAGAAGCATGTATTAGAAGAGGAAAGAACAGCTCTAATCCTACTACAAGAAAGAGAGCTACTTTTGCACAGAATGCAAGAAATTGGAATGCTTTTGGAGGATGGTTGAATACACAAGGTGGAGACTTTACTAATGGAGTTACATTTATTGATGAAGGAGGTTCTCATGAAGAAAATCCTTATCAAGGAATCCAAATAGGAGTTGACCCAGAAGGTGCTCCTAACTTAGTTGAGCAAGGTGAAGTAGTTTATGATGATTATGTATTCTCTGACAGAATGGAGATACCTGATGATATAAGAAAGGAGTACAAGTTAAGAGGTAAAACCTTTGCTAAGGCTGCTAAATCTGCACAAAGAGAAAGTGAGGAAAGACCTAATGACCCTCTAAGTACAAGAGGTTTACAAGCTGCTATGGAAAGAATAGCTGAGGCTCAAGAAGAAGTGAGAAATAGAAAGAGGATAAGAAATATCAAATCTAACAGATTTGATAAAGGAGGTCCTATAAATCCTGACCCAATATTTACTAATCCTTATTTGGAAAATTCTAAATTGCCTAATGAGATTGGGGGATTTACTGCTTATGGGACAACTTTTGGTAATGCTCCTATGACTAAGGAAGAACTGAATAATTTTGAAAAGAATAGAAGAGACTATATGAAATCTTTAGATAATGAAGAAAGAGGTAGAAAGAGGCAGACATGGACAAGATATGCACCAATTATAGGCTCTGGTTTAGCAAGTCTATCAGATTTATTCAGTAAACCAGACTATGGTAGTGCTGATATGATAGGTGGAGTAGACTTAGGTGCTGAGGCAGCAGGGTATGCTCCTATTGGAAACTATCTATCTTATAGACCTTTAGATAGGGATTATTATATTAATAAGATGAGTCAACAGGCTGCTGCCACAAGAAGGGCTTTACAGAATACATCAGGTGGTAATAGGCTTAATGCTCAAGCTGGAATACTTGCTGCTGATTATAACTATGGTCAAAGCATCGGTGATTTGGCAAGACAAGCAGAGGAATATAACCAACAGTTGAGAGAAAGAGTTGAGGCATTCAATAGAGGTACTAATATGTTTAATACTGAGACTGGACTTAAGGCTTCAATGTTTAATGCAGAGTCAAGAAATGCAGCTAAGAGAGCAAGATTAGGGCAGGCTACAACTGCTGCTCAGATGAGACAGGCTATTAAAGACCAAGATGCTGCAAGAAGAAGTGCTAATATAACTAATTTCTTACAAGGATTAGGTGACTTAGGCTGGGAGAATGAGCAGAGGAACTGGGCAGATACATTAGCTAAATCAGGTGTATTCAAAATAAATACAAGAGGAGAATATACTGGAGGAACTAAGAGAGCTAAAGGTGGTAAATTAAAAAGAAAGAGAGGTACTTATGCCTAATTTTAGTTTTGTAAGTAATGCCAAGTTCAGACCCTTCAATTACAATGAGCTTATACAACCTTTACAAGCATACACTCAAGAATATAATACTATTCAAGAGGGTATGGGTGAATTAGGAGCTAAAGCAGGTATCTTTGAGAGGATGGCTAATGAACAGACAGACCCACAGGCTTATGCAATATACAAACAATATTCTAATGACTTGGCTGCACAAGCTGAGTCATTAGCTAAACAAGGACTTACTCCTGCAAGTAGACAAGGATTGATTGATATGAAAAGAAGATACTCTTCTGAGATTGTTCCTATAGAACAGGCTTATAAGAGAAGACAGGAGTTGATAGATGAACAAAGGAAATTACAGGCTCAAGATAGTACACTATTATTTGATAGACCTGCTTCTACACTTTCCTTAGATGAACTTATAGCTAATCCAGCCTTATCACCACAATCCTATTCTGGAGCACTATTATCCAAACAAGTAGGTACTGCTGCACAGAATTTAGCTAAGGAAGTAAGAGAGAACCCAAGAAAGTGGAGAACAATCTTAGGTAATCAATATTATGAAACCATCATGCAGAAGGGATTCAGACCTGATGAAATTATGCAGGCTGTACAGAATAATCCTGAGGCTTCTCCTATACTTCAAGGTATTGTGGAAGATGCAATAGGAAGTTCTGGTATTAGGAACTGGGGTGATGAGAATATCCTTAATAGAGCTTATGATTATGCAAGACAAGGTTTGTGGAATGCAGTAGGTGAAACTCAATATCAAACTCTTTCTAATAAGGCTTATGATTATGCAATGCAGGAAAGATTAGCCCAAGCAAGAAAGAAAGGTACTAAGGAAGATGTGCAAAGTCCTTATTTCAGAAGTTCTGGTGTTACCAAGGTAAAAGATGTAAATGTTGAGAAGAAAAAAGATGATATAGCATTTATACAAGGTGTAAGGAATGGTACTATAAACTTGGATGAAACAGCACAAAGAGTTGTTGGTTCAGACCCTCTTGAGTTATATGGAACAAGGGGGCACCTACAAAGGACACCTGGAAAGGTAGAAACATATAAACCTAATCAAGAAAGAATTTCTAACTTGATGAAAGAGTATGGAATAAGAAACTTGGACCAAATTGAGGCTAAACTGAATAGTGATTTGAATAAATCTGCAATGAGGGAAGTAACCTATATAACCTCTATAACAGACCCAACTCTAATTTCTAAAACTATCAGAGAGAATGCAGCTTCAATATCAAGAAGAACTGATGGAAAATCTGGAATATATGAACTTGATTCTAACAAGAAAGGAGATATGCTCTCCTATAAAGATATAAAGGATTATTTCAATGAAGATTCTCAGATTGAATATGACCCTAATTTAGGAATTGTATTTACAGGTACTAATAGCAAGGGTGATACTAAGAATTTCCTTCTTGACCCAGAAGTTGTAGCTGGAGAAACAAAGGTATATGAAGATGGTATAAGAAGAAATGTCATTCAAAACCAATTGATGTTGATTAATCAAGCTATAGAAAATGAAGATGTCGAGGCTCAGAGACATTATATAACTGAGTTAATGAATGATATTTATAGTAGATTTAATTCCATTGCTAAAAGAGAAAGTAATACAGATTCAAATATTTAATTATGAGTATAGATAGAACAGACCCTACTCAAGCTGGAATCTCTGGCTTGAGAGGGTTAAATACCAATGAAGGAAAAGAAAGACAGTTTCAAGAAACTGGTCTTAGTAGTTCTCCTGCTGAGTTCAAAATTAGGCAGAAACAGAACTTTGAATCCCCATATCAAGAAGTTTATAGAGAGGGAGTAGGGGAGAGTGTGTATGACACTGGTATTACCTCACTGACCCAACTTGATAATTTAGCCAATACAAGAGGTGAGTTGCAACCTTGGTATGCTCAAATAGGAGCTGGTTTAGCTAAGGGTGCTGTTCTTGCAGGCACTACATTTGCTGATGGTATTCTTGGCACTATAGTAGGTTTAGGTAATGCAGCAGCTATAGGAACATTCTCAGGCTTTTGGGATAATCCTTTCTCAAATGCAATGCAGCAAGTAAATGAATGGTCAGAATCAGCTCTACCTAATTACTATACTGATGCAGAGCAGAATGACCCTTGGTATGAGAATATATTCTCAGCTAACTTTATTGGAGACAAGTTCCTTAAGAACTTAGGTTTTGCTGTTGGTGCTGCCTATTCTGGTAAGATTAGTGCTGGTGCCACCTCAAGATTACTTGGTCTTAATAAAGCAAGACAAGCATTCAAAGGTGCAGTTACAGCCTCAGGTGAGGCTCTTAGCCCTAATGCAGCTTTACAAGCTTATAGGGAAGGAGATTTATTCCTTGATGGTGTAAGGCTTACTGAGGAATTAGCAAGAGATGCTAAGAAACTTAAGATGGCTGAGCCTACTCTTAAACTTACTGGTGCTTTCTCAGGGGCATTAGGTGAAGCAAGAATTGAGGCTATTCAAAATAGTAAAGACTGGTTTGAGCTTCACAAACAACAACTTGATGATGCACAAGCTAAAGTAGCAGCACAAGAGCAAGAAGCTATGCTTAGAGAGTTTCCTCAATATAGTAGTATGCAAATTGACCCTGATGGAAATGTAGTGGAAACCCTTACTCCAGAAGGACAAGCTATGTTACAAGCAAGAGTAGATGCTAAGTTTGATTACAAAGGTGGGCTACAGAAACTATCAGAAGATAGGGCTAAGATGGGTAATATAGACTTTGCTCTAAATATTCCACTACTTACTGTATCAGATGCTTGGCAGTTTGGTAAGTTCTATGCAGGTGGATATAATACAGCTAAAAAGGGTAGTCAGATACTAAGGGCAGTTGCAGAGGATGGTACTGTAAGTTATAGTGCAGCTAAACCTTCTGTACTTAAAAATGCCTTGAAGATTGCAAGTAAGGGTGTTGCAGAAGGTCCTTATGAAGAAATGGGACAGGCTGTTGCAGGTAAAGTTGCAGGATATAAATATGCTTCTGAACTCAATGACTTCTATGGAGCCAAGATAGACCCAGATGCAGAAAGTAAAACTATTGACTGGCTACAAGCTACTGCAAAAGCTATACAACAAACCTATGGTACTGTTGAAGGATGGGAAGAAGGTTTTATTGGTGGTTTAACTGGTTTAGTAGGTATTCCGGGCTTTAGAAGTACAAGAAATAGTGAGGGTGGTTTCCAATCTCCAGTATATCTACAAGGAGGTATTAAGGAAGATATACAAGAGATAAGAGAAAGAAGTGAGAAAGATGATGCTATTGTAACTCAACTGAATAATAGAGTACAATCACCTGAGTTCCTTAACTACTATCAATCAGCTATCAGGCATAATGCTTACCAAAAACAAATGGATGAAGCTGCTGATAACAATGATAACTTTGAGTTTAAGAATGCTGAACACAACCAGCTTATTAGTGATGTTATCATGTTTGATAAGGCAGGAAGAATCAATGACCTATATGATATAATTGAGGAGGCTGGAAATGTAAGACCTGAGGATGTAGAACAGATTAGACAACTTACTACTAATCAGGAAACTGGTACATCAGTATATGATAATATGACTGATGCAGAAGTAATTGAACAGATTCAAAAGCAAACTCAGGAAACTAAGGAAGCTGTAGATAATTACAGAAAGATTAGTCAGGACTTACAAGTTAAGATTGGTGATTACTTTGATGAAGATGGTCTTGAAGAAATGACTTATTACTTCTCAAACATTGATAACCTTGAAAACAGGTTTAAGTCAGTACATGAAGATATAAAGGACAGACTTCAAGGAGTGCTTGATGCCTCTATGGATAGAGAGTTTATTAGTGACAGTGATGAAAATAAGATTAATAGATTATCAGATTTATTGAACTATTCTCCTGTAAGACTAATTAATGAACTTGCTGATTCAAAGGAAGCTCAATCTTATATCTCTTTATTAGATAAGGCATTACAGGCTGACCCTAATAAACAGGATATAATTGATGAGGTTAATGACCTTCATAAGATAGCTGAAAGAAGACTTGATTTCATTGACAAGTATGATACTTATCTTAGAAATCCTCAAGCTCTACAACAAAAGCAAGAAAGACAAAGAGAGAATATCATAAGGGAAAATGAAAGACAGGAGATAGCCAAGACTAAGGATGCAGCATTAGCTGCTACTAACCTTAATGAGGTTAGAGAAGCATTGAATAATGAGCCTGATTCATCTAAAAGACTTCAAATTCTTGATGAACTTGAGAATGAAGGTAATAAGATGGCTAAGGACTATAAGGAAGTTCAAATGTATAATAGTGAAGTAAGTAGGGCAATAGATAGACAACCTATCTCTCCTGAGGCTAAAGCTAATGCACAAGAGCTACTTAGAACTCAACATGAAAATGCTAATAATCTTGAGGAAATGGCTAATCCTAACTCAGTATTCATTAATAATCCAGAAAGTCTGTATGATGAAAATCTGCCAGATGATTTGAATATGATGAATTTTGCTGAGGCTCAATATGGACTTCTATCTGCAATGAGTGAGGTTAATAATGACCAGAGATTCAAAGCAAGATTCCCTGTTGAATATCTAAAGCCAGTTGAGAAAACAGATGGTACAAGAGGTACTACATCAAAAGACACAACTGGAGATAGTGGTACACCTACAGTTCCACCAGTTAATGCTGGACCAGTTGATACTTATGAACCTCCTGTAGGTAACATTACTCCTCAAATGGTAGCTGAGGAAAATAAGAAAGCCAATGAAAATGCTCCTACTCCTCAATCATTAGATAGGGATGCAAAGGGTAAGAGGCAGTATTATAGACCTACTATTCCTGAATTACATATCAATGCAAGTAAGGATGGAGATTTCAGACCTTTCAATGTAGTAGTTGCTGAGAAAGAGAACTTAAACTTTGATGAACTTTATAACTATCTTAGAGATAATAGAGCTTTCAGTTATGTAAATGAAGGTAATCTAAAGGCAGGTGATGAACTTGGTTTTATGATTGACCCTGAGTTTAATGACCATACAATCTTTATTGTAGATAAGAGAAATAACCAAATAGTTGGTTCATTAGATGAAAGTCAGTATGTAGTAGATAGATATGAAGGTTTATCAGGTCTTATTGAAAGAGTAAAAGAAGAGTTTAATCAGACTGGAAAGGATAAGAAGTTTATAGCTACTCCTACTACAAGAGTATCTCAGATAATGGTTGGTAGAATACCTTATGGTACAGAAGAAAGAAACATGGGAGAAATACCTAATGTAAGTGCAAGTTCTATCTTTGGTATTGTAAAGAATGGTGTTCTATCTACTAATGGTAGAATCAGTGATGATTTAATTATCAAGCCAATGGATATGAGTCAAAAGGAAGGTAGGATGTATATCCTTATTCCTAATGCTGCTGGTAAATATAGTCCTGCTGCTGTAAGGGTTAAGCACTTCAATGAAAGTGAATATAATCCAGAGGATGTTACTATTAATTCAACTCCTTTATACAAGAATATAAAGAAGAGTATTGATGCTTTAGCTAATGCCTTTACAGAGGAAGATGTTAATAATGCAGTAAAAGACTTGGCAAGAAGTCTGTATATTGGTGATGTTCATATTGACTATATACAAGGTAAGAATGGTAATGGTATCAGGTTTACCAAGGTTCAGAGAGATGCCAATAAGAATGAAATCTATGATGAAATAGATGGTAAGAGAGTCAGAAGAGAAGATGCAAGAACTGTATTCTTAACTGAAAGATGGGACCCTAATGTTCTCTATGAATTAGGTGGAGAGGGTGTTAAAACCCAGCCTGATACAAGAGATTCACAAGAAGTAGCCAGTGAAATACAAAACATTTTAATGGCATTCAATCTTCCATTACAGGTGAATTTAGGTATGCTTAATAAGGGAGGCTACAATAACATGTTACTCTCTTCTGGAGTAATGACATCCAATATAATAGATGCCAGTGTAAAAAGTAACTGGTTTACAACAGATTACTTTGATATACAAGGTAACTTACAGCAAGCTCTAAATCCTGCATCAGTTAAGGCTGAGGAAGGCAGAAAGATACAAACTCCTGTAGGAGGTACAGAGGGAGCTATTGCAGGAACTACAGTTTCATTTGATAATACTACATACCATGTAGATTTGACTTCAAATACTGTAAGAGATAATAATGGCAGAACTCTTAACTCTTTCCCAGAGTCTATTCTTGATATGGCTTATATACAAGAAAACTATGGGGATGCTCAGAATGGTTCTATGATGATGGGGGGTATCACCCTCCTCCCTAATGGTAAGGTTCTGAACAGAAATACAGGTCAGTATGTAACTGGTGCTGCATCAGATAAATTCAAACAGAAATTAGCTGATAGAAAGAAGACTGTAGCTGACTCTAAGAAAGTTATAGACCAGATTGCAGAGAACCAGTCTAAGGTTGATAAGACAAGAACTGATGGTGAGTTTTATTATATCCTTGAGGATGATGGTGAATACCATGAATATAAGAGGGTACATTCAGTATTAGGAAGTAATTGGACCCAGTCTCCTGCACAGACTAAAGCTCTACAGGATTTAAGAGTTAATCTCTCAAAGAATGCAGATAATATAACACAGTTCAATAACTATCTTAAGAACTTAAGTAACCATTATGGTGTAGACCTTACAGCCTTTGAGGGTAAGATAGATGCAAGAAGTAGAGATACTATTGTGAATATAGTAAGAGATAAGATGTCTGGAACTAATTCACAAAGAGCATTGGATGCAGGTACTTCTGTAGATAGTGTAATCAGAAACTTCTTCACATCAAGTGAGATGCCAGTTAAACCAAGCAATATGTCTGAACAGGCATTCAATGATTTGGTTACTTCTCTTACTGAAATTAAGAGTAATATTGAAGCAAGGGGTGAAACATTCCTTACTAATAATATAGTACTTTTCAATAAGTATGAGAATGGAAACAGGGTAGCTGGTGAGGTTGATATTCTCTCTGTAGATGCTAATGGAAACTTCAAGATATATGATGTTAAGACAAGTAGATATAGCTTCTATGACTTTGTTGATAGGAATGGTAGAAAGGTTAATTATTTCAAGAATAAATCTAATACCCAAACAATGAGTCAGGAGCAGTATTATACTAAACAATTGAGTGCTTACAAGAACTTATTTGAGTCTCAATATCATACTCCTATCACTACTTTAGCTATATTACCTTTTGTACTTGAGTACAACAAGGATAATGTTAGTAGAGTAACTAAGGAGAAGGGTATTCTTCTTAACTATGATTCATCTGTGAATGTTCCTTTAGTTGGCAGTGTAGCCACTCCAGAAGTGAATAATACTAATAGTAGCTTACCTATATTCAACAGTACATGGGAAACAAGAGAGCCTATAAACAATGTTCTACCAGACTATAGTATGTCAGATAGTAAAGTAGGTTACTTCTTGAGAGATGGAAAGTTACATACAGGTTATCTAAGTCCTATTGGAAAGGTGAATGGAGTTGAGGTATATATGACTAAGGTTCCTAATATTACCAAAGGGTTTGGAAATCAACCTGCACATGTTGCATCTAATGATTTCTATGCAGTATTTCCTAATGGTAATACTATTGCTTTAGTAAAGAATGCTGTACTGTCATATAGTGAGGCTGAGGCTAAGAACAATATAAAGAAGATACTGGAAGGTAATCCTCAGAGAGTTGTAGATATGTCTCAGGAAAGTACTATACTTTACACTCCTTCTTCTGAACCAGTTAAGATTGAGAAGCCTATTATTCCTGCTACTATTAATCAAGGAGAATCTAATGGTGCAGCTTCAACTGTTGCTAAAGAACAGGCTATTAATCAGACTGATGAAGAGTTTGATGTAGAATTTGAATTAAGACAAGTTGATGATTTAGCAAGACCTATATGGGATAAAGATAAGGAGTTAGCTTGGTTAAATAAGGTTCTACCTCAATTAAGTGAGAGTGAGAGGGTTGTAGTTACTAATGGTCTTATTAGAGTAGCTAAGACTGGTGCATTAGCATGGGGTCAATTTAGTGATGGTATTATTACTTTAAGTGATATAGCTGCTGAGGGAACTACATATCATGAAGCATTTCATGCAGTATTCCACTTACTCACAGAACCTACACTTAGGGATGAATTACTTCAAGAAGCTAAGAGAACTTATGGAGACTTAAGTAACTCACAACTTGAAGAAGCTATGGCAGAAGGTTTTAGGGAATATGTGATGTCTCAAGACACTCAATCTTTAGGTACTAAGATAATCAATTTCTTTAAGGAATTGTTTGCTAAAGTCACTAACTGGAACAGTCTAAGACCTTCTCTTACTGAATATTACAGAAATATTAATGAAGGGCATTACTCTAACATAACCTATAAAGTACCATCTCTTCAAGAGATGAGAAATCAGGAGGGGGTACAATCCTCAATGGATTTCAGTAGTATTGAAACTGAGATAAGGGAAGCACTTGAAAAGAAAGGTTGGACAGAAGAAATGTGGAATCAAATTTCCCAAGAGGAAAGAGAGCAAGCTATCAGATGTTCATAACTTCAAACATGAGGTTTAAATTTTTTTTTTATTAAGGTGTAAATAAAAAGGGGAAGTAGATTATTCTACCTCCCCTTTCTTCTTTTAAGCCTATTGCTTAAAGAATGGTATCTGGTCTTCAATAAAGATACCTCTTAGAACTGTGTTATACATAGGAGCAAGAGGAGACTTAAGTAAGCTCTGTTGAGCTTTAGACTTATCTTTATAAGGTCCAGACTTAAGTATTGCATCTTCTCCATTGAATGTTTCATAGTTCATTGGGTTCATAAGATTAATTAGATTAAGAGTCTTTTCTACTGTATTTACACCAGCAGCAGGAGACTTTAATATCCTCAAACCTTCACCAACCATTTCTGGAGTAGGAGTAAGAGCACCTAATTCAGTGTATAATCTTCTCAACTGATACTCAATCATTTTGACTAACCAAGGTCTATCCCTATCATCACTCCACTCTATTAATCCAATAGCTGCTACTACTGCAAGGAAGTGTGCTACCTCAGTTAATGCTCTCTTGACATTTGACTGTTCTGTGGGAGTCATTTCATTCCACTTACTTGCAATATCAAACTGAGCTTTCCTAAGGTCTTGGAATAGAGCATTCATAAACCTACCAGTAGTAAGATAATAACCTTCTGTCCATGCTTCAAGGTCATAGTTATATGTAGCTGATTTAAACCTCCTATTGAGCGAAGGTTTTATCCATTTCCTGAACATCATACCCAATCTACCAATAGCCAATCTTTGTACTGCACTTCTATCAGCTTTATTATAAATACCGTGCATTCTTTGATTAATAGCTGCACTCTTTCTACTGAATTTGATTATATCTTCTTGAGTAAAAGCTGAGCCATCAGCCTTAGTATAACCTTGTTTTAGCTGTAATTTAGCACCTAACTTCTTATTACTACTATCTAATGGTACAACCTCAAAAGCATCCCACAGACTTACTAACTTACCATTAGGAGCCTTCATTTTATAAGCATCAGCCAGAGCTAATGATGTTCTATTCTGCATCCAATGTTCACCAGCATTATTCATAAAGAATAAAGCAGATGTACCAAACATTCTACTGAACCAAGTCTTCCTATCAAAGTTGACTTCTCTTGTATCCTGTTCATATTCCTGCATTACATTGAATAGTTCATCCCATAAAGCTAACTTATTAGTCTTTACCCTATCACCTAATTGAGCTAAGAATGATGGTAATTCCTTACCATAAGTTCTATCAGCTCTTAGGGTATTCTTTTCATTGAAGAATTCTCCTGAGAAAGACTCAATCCTCATCATTACCTTACCAGTAGCCACATTGGAGATACCTGAAAGGATATTCAATGCCAAGTTATTCATAGAAGTCATTCTATTAATAAAGTTAGCTACCTTTCCCTTGTCAATATTAGTCTTACCAAATGTTCCTTCATCTGCCATGTATCTTCCATATACCTGCATTTCAAAGAAGTCATTCAGTCTTTCCATAAACCTTGACTTGTCTCCTGTCTTAGTTAATTTACTCTCAACCTTTCTACCTACTGCCTTAAACTTCTCAACCACAGGTTTACCCCCTTCTGTTTGAGTGACTTGTCTTTCTCTTAGCATATTTCTACCAACTTCAAGAACATCAATGACCTTATTCATTTCATCAAAGTCATTAGCCATTGCTGCATAAGCAGTCATAGTACCTACTATATCAGTAGATAAGTCATTAGCACTTTCTCCCTTCTTGAGCTTTGTAAAGTAGATAGGTAACATTTGTACCTCTCTGTCCTCAAAGTCTTTTACAGTTGCCTTATCTCCAAAGTCTGTATCATCAGTTCTTCTAATGAAATTATCCTTGATACTTTCCCAAACTTGTTGAGCACCAGACTTAACACTTTCAGAGCTTTTAACCCTCTCAACCAAGTCTTTCCTAATCTTTACAGCACTATTCAGCTTTGTATATTTATCAGGAAGTAAGGCATCAAGTTTAGCCTTAATATCCATTACAGTAGTATAATAATCCCTCTGGGCTTTGTTTAGCCTTCTGAACTCCATACTTTCATAAATGGATTTCTTAGGTTGTCTAACTCCATCTACAGTCTCCATATTGGCATTAAACCAATTTTGTCTCTCTTCATTGTATTTATCAGCATTCTCCCCTACAGGATTTCTGCCATACTTTTCATTAAGACTTTGGAACATAGTCCTCATTCTCTCTCTGAATAGAGCATGGTTTATCTCACTGATATAATTACCACTCAGATTACCTTTACTATCTCTCTCAAACATCCACTCAGTGTCTTTTACACCAGCCTGTTCAAGTTTAATAGTGGCAGCTTGTAGTTCCTTCTGAATATCAATAGTCTTCAATCTGGCTTGCTCCTTGCTCTTTTTAACAGCTTGGTCCATAATCTTCAACATATAATCAGATGAATCAGCCATACTATCCAGCCATCTGTCAAAGAAAGAAATATCCTCATCAGCTACTTTAACTAACTCTTCTGCATTAAGAGTCTTTCCTTTGTACTTTCCAAATGGAACCACAAGGTTATCTCCTACAAAAGGCTTGATGAAATCAACAAATAAAGGCATAGAGATTGTATTGTAGTCCACTGCAAGGTCATTAAGCATTGTAGTGACATTATCTAATGCAACTCTTACTCTTTGACCATATCTATTGTCTGTGGACTTCTCTTCCTCTCTGAGAGCCTCTCTTACTGAATCAGCTATCCTCTTATAACTGTACATATAGTTCCTGATGTCCCTGAGTACTCCAGCCCTTTCATTAAGATTGGTTGCAGGAGTATTTCTCAATACCTCAAGCCTACTACTTACTTTCCTTAGTTCTTCAAGTGCATTATCAAGGAACATATAGATACCTTCAATCTCACTATTATCAGCTAATTCAAGCTCTAACCTGTCTATTAATAACCTCTGATTGGCACTAAATTGACTGTTAGGATTTCTCTTTTCATAAATCTTGAGCCTCTTCAACTCATTGTCTATAATCTTTTGTAACAAAGCCTTATCCCTATCTACCCTTTCAGTAGTGGAATAGAAAGCCTCGGAGGTACTAATGTTCTCAACATTAATAGCTTCATCCATCTGTCCAGTAAGAATATCACCAGCCAGTTTACTAAAGCTACTCTCTGCTTCAAGCATTGCCTTTTGGAACTGTGAAGCCCCTAATCCTCTAAAGAAATTTTTTACAGCATTGATAAACCTCTCCAGAAGGGATTTATAAGATGAAGAAGGGACTGGTTCAGACTGTAATAAGTGTTTAGCAAGTAATTTACCAGCAGCTTCTCTGGCTAACTTTGATTCATCACCTTTATACAGACTGTCATAAGTGTTATAATCATCACCTAATATCTCACCTACCAAACTATTGTTAGCCAAGTGATTAACCAGTCTATTGATAAGAGGATTATCACCCATTGCCTCAATAGCAAAGTGAGCAAACTCCTCTGGTAATGCTCTTTCCCCTTTAATACCATCAGCAAGTCTAATCAATTCAATTATACCTGTTGCAGCATCTCTGGCTTGACTAAAGTCTGTTACTCCTGCCACTCCTCTCCTCTGTTCCAAGTCTGTAAGAGCACCTATCCCAATGCCATTAGCAGCTAATATCTCTCTCAATCTATTATTAAGAGTGTAATTATACTGCATATTGTTAGCTTCAAGACTATTCATCTTGTTTCTTACTCTGACAAAAGGACTGATATAAACCCTATTACTTTCATTGTCCCATACCTTCTCAACAGATGCAACATAGTCTTCTCTAAACTCTGACTGAGTGTTGAATTGAATAGCCTTTTGGACTAACATTCTATAGTTTTCATCATTGTTCAGATATAACTTAGCTCTACCTGTCTTATGGTAATGTCCAATCTCTTCATTAAGGTTCTTTAGAATCTTCTGCTCATCAATAATACTTCTTAGATTAGTTTTCTTCAAGAGACTGCTTAGAGTAGGTTCACCATTTTCATCCATCTGTAACCTTGGATTCCAATTAGTAATAAAGTCACTACTCTTTGTAATGAGGTATATTCTTGTTGCCTCCTGTCTATTAGGGGCATAAGCCAGCAGGTCTTTAAATAACCTGCTGCTTACTACCTCATTTTTACTGTTCCTCACTTGAGGAATTATTGCACATTTCTTAGCCATATCTATAATTCATATAATGTATTTGCACCACAGATTTTATCATTGTTTGCATCCTCATACTCAGTATTAGGACTAATAGAATTAATATCATCTGCTTTCCCTTCATTCACTTCAAGTGGAGCACCATACACCTGACTGAAAGCCTCACTTGCAATATCTTGAGTCAGACTTGAGAAATCATAGTTAAGATATTCTGGCATGGAGTCATAATCAATATCAGCTTCCTGATAGGCTGTTATATCCTGATTTACATTAGGAGTATAATCCCTGTCATTCTTATCAATTACTGACTTCATTTCAGTAACATCCTTACCATATTCATACTCAATGAAACTGTTCTTGAATCCAAGTGGGTCTATCCTTTCATACACAGCTACATTAGGTTGTACATTATCAGCTTGTGTAAGCCTGTAATATATTGTACCTCCTTTGTATCTTCTTGCTATATAATTAAAGAAGTCATAGGTTGTTTCCTCTCCTGTTCCTTCCCTCTTCCTTATTATCTTCTTATCACCACTGTTAGATTCAGTATCAATGGTTATTTTAACCATATCCAAAGCATCACCTTGTTCATCAGTGAAAGAAGTGGAAGCCTCTGTGGGAACCTCAGGAACCAACTGTCTGTTATCCAAGTGATTGTAGATGTACTGGTCAATAAACTGACTGTAATCATCCTCACTTTCCAACAATCCTCTCAGTGTATCAATGTACTCTGGAACAGACTGTCTAATGGCAGTTGGTGCTAAATGAATGAAAGTAGAAGGTCCAAATGCAAATCCATTTCTGTAATAACTGTATCTGAATAAATTAAGAGCTAAAGCCTGAGCTTCTGGACCCATATATAACAATGATTGCCAGTCTCTCATATATCTTTCCCTAAGAGTAGGACTTAACTGACCAACATTCTTAAATACTACTGTATCTACAGGATTGTTTTGGTTAGCCCTTATTACTCTTAATCTCTTAACAAACTCAAGTTCAGCTATTTCAGGATGTTCACTCAATGTTCTGTTGAAATAATCAGGGAAATTATTGATGAAATCCCTTCTCTTATCACTGGATGTTGTAACCTTATCATCTGCTCTTAGGTTAGCTTCTTGCCCAAAGAATGATGTCTTGGACATAATATAAGCTAACAAATCATTGTAGATGTTATTGAGTGTCTTTGCATTTAACTTGCCTGTCTTAGTGTACTGTCTAAGTCCTCTCAACCCTTCCTTACCATCAATTACTTCTCTGAATGAAGAAGTGAACTGAGGGAAATATCTACTAAACATTTCTTGTGTTTGGTCAATACCAAGACTAAAGAATGCTTGTAAATAGGGTAATGGGGAACTTAATAACCTCTCTCTTATCTGGTCAATATCCATACCTTTCATACTGAAAGGCATAATAACATCTGCACCAGTTAAAGGGGAGTTTTCATTTAAAACCACATTAGTCAGGAAGTCATCAACTTTCTGTATCTTAATCTGTGTATCTGCAATAGTAGGACCTGCTGCACCACCTTGGGTATCTGCTCTTGTAGCTTGAATTAACTGTCCTAAAGCATCTGCTGTGCCCATTATTCTCTTGAATAAATAGCCAGCAGCCACTTGCTTCTTATAGAACTCAACCTTTCTGTAGTCAGATGTCTGTGTCCTATCACTCAATTCCTCTACTTCCTTCTGGAGAATGATATTGTCTGCCAATTCATCTGCCATGAACTTATTAGATTTATAATTGTCATAGGTTACATCTTCCATCATTGCAGCCCTTTTCTTATAGTTCTCAATGACTTCATCAATGATTGTGCCCTTTCCTTTGCCTTCCCTACTCTCTCTAAAATAGGTATTGGTAATATCCATTACAATTGGTTGTGACATAATCAAACCAATCTCAACAGGATTATAGCCAAGCCTACTTAAAAGCATTGAGGCATCAGCAGTGAATGTATTCTGATTCAATGAAGCAAGCACAGGGTCTTTTACATTATCCACAGATGCAGCAAGGAAACCTGCATTATTCCTTGAGATATACTCCTTATTGTCATTCATCAGACCATGAAGAGAAGTCAGTCTCTTACCATTAAGTAAGAAAGAACCATTCTCAGTATCAAGACCTAATTCAGTATGTTGCATCAAAGCATGGTTTGCATTATGGTTGGCATAAATACCAATCAATGCTGCACCAGTCATATTCTGCTGATGAAGTTGAACTTGAGTTCTTGGGTTAAGAGGGTCAAGTTTTTTCTTGAACTTCTCTGCCAATTTGTCAAGTTTCTTTAAATCCATACTCTGTAACTTGGAAAGAGTACTTTGATTTTCAGGAATATTCAGTTCCTTTCTTAGTTCAGACTCTCTACTGGATTGTAGAATGTTAATTATTCTTGCAGACTTCTTCTGATAATCAAAACCACCGGGGTTAAGCATCTTTGAAGCAGTGTCAGCATTAGTCAGAACACCCCACATCATATCAATCAGTAGATTGTTTCTGGCTTCAAGACTATTCTCTTGTGGAGACTTGCTAAAGTCATATTCAATCTTCTCAATCTTATCCTCAGAAGCTACTCTATACTTCTCTCTGTTAGCTTTATAGGTCTTCCAGAGATTGTATTCCTGACTATCCTTAGGAGCTTTCCTACCATCATCTATGGCTCTGTTTACACTCTGTCTATACTCCTTCAACATTTCAGGAGATACAGCTTTTCCTTGTGTCAATTGAGCAACCAAATCATCAACAAACTGTCTTCTATTATATTTAGGAGTTATCTTGAACTCAGGCAGCATAATATACAATTTATCCACATCAAAGTCAGAACCACTTAGGGTAGTAATCTCTGCTGGAAGCATAATTGCAGAACCATTTTGCTGGGGTAAGAAACCTTTAATATAAAGAGGAGCCATTGAATATTTGTCCTCTGTTGGAACTCTATAACCAATCAACTTTCTCAAGCTGTCTGGTAATTTATTTACATCCAGTTCATGAGTACCTGCCTTCATAAGAGGTTCATAGAACTTCCTACTATATGCTGGCATATAAACTTCGAGATATTTGATTCTCTTGTTCTCTCCTTCACCTTCAAAAACAATCTTTAATTCATCAGTAAGACCATAGTCAGACACCTGAATAAGTGCTCCTCCTCTAATCTTCTGCTTAGTAATCCTACTCTTGATAATACTATTCAGCAATGTCTGTACTCTTTGGGATTGTACAGGGTCAAATAATGGAATATTGAATTGTCCTTTCTCATTGAGAGTACAAGCTCTAATCATATCAATTCCATATCTTTGATTACCTCTTAATTCCTCAAGAAGTATCTTCTCAACCTGTTTGGGGTCTTTAAAGATTTCATTTACATCAGCAAAAGCCTGAATGATATTCTCAGTGTTAATAGCATTATACATATCTAACCATTCCTGCTTAGACATTTCCCTACCATTTACATCAATCTTAACATCTGGACTAATATCTGCTGTAATCAGCTTTCTAATCTGAGTACCAACTAACTGAACTGCATCAATAGCATGTTCTGGAGTTGCAGTCTGAATACCATAATCCTCATAGCTTACTTTATGAACTACATTAGGATTCTCAACACCATTCTGAGTAGTGGCATTCTTAAGTACAGACTTGACATCTTCCTTAGTATTGACATTATTCAGGTCAATTACACCTTGTTTCCCAACCTTAGTAGTTGATTCAAATTGAACTACATCAATTCCATTCTCTTCCATGAACTCATTGATAGCCACAAGTTTACCTGATTTACTAAGTGGACCTGAAACTAACTGGTGCATAGCCATAAGAAGGAACTCTGAGTTCTTATGTTGAACTGGTGTCTTAATGCCTGTATGACCTTGAACTCCACTCATATTATTCACCTGAGTGTACACATAAGGTTTCTTGGTCTGCCAGATAATATTGAAATCAGCCATATCCCACTTACCATTTTGGAAGTTATCAAAGGCTCTCTGCATATCATCTGTCCACTGACCAGACATATCAAGAATAGCTCTGTAAGAACTTAATGACCTGTAAGCCTGAGCATCTGCCACATTTACCTCTCTGAACTTATTCAAGATTAAATCTCTGTCTCTCTTTGACATCTCACCTTTCTTGACTCTTTCATCAAGTACAGTTGCAATATCATCAAGTGCAGAGGATACAATCTCATCATCCTTTAGATAAATAGTCCTCTCTTCCTTTCTACCATACTTAGAGTTGGTATTAAGTCTGAGAGCAGGAGCATGAACCTCCTTATATCTCTTTTGGAAGTCCTCTATATTCTTATAGAAAGCAAGGTCAGTTGTAGTGAGTTCAATGATTTGTGATGTAGCAAACTTACTATTCCAGAAATACTCTCTCAACTTAGCTTTGGCATTATTTCTAATAACCAAATTTCTATTGATACTATCCATTTCCTTAGCAGTAATCTCACCTCTCACCATCTTCTCTCTCAACAAGTCCTTAATACTTTCAAAAAGAGTAGTTGCTCTTCTATCATCTACTGGATTATTGTTGTTGTAATCCCTTAAAAGAATATCCATCTCTGTAGTCCACATTCCTTCAAGAGCCTTCTTTGCATTGTTCAAAGAAGTTGCTGTATTCCTGTTATAAGAACTTTGACCAGCATTTACACCAATTACTCCAAGATATTTGTACTTACCATTAGGCAGTTCTTCAAGTAAACCAGCTTTAGCCCATTCTCTGTAAGTCTGTTCAAACTCATTATCAAGAGCTTCTCTTACTGACTCTCTGATGAACTCTCTTAACTCAGCACCAGTTCCTTCATTCTGGATTCTCTGGAACCTATCAAGGAAAGTCTCACCATTGTCATATCTTACATCATTCAGAGCTGTAAGGAACTTAAACTCAGAACCTCCTTTACTTTTAACTTTCCCTTCCTCATCTCTGATTATATCATAGTTTGCAATAGGAGCAATGTTAGGATTACCCTTTTGATATTCAACATCCCTTTGGTTTACAAGAGCTATTCTATCTACTTCTTGATTAACCAAATCAACCATCCTATCAAGGATAATATCATCATACTTCATATACTCACCATCTTCTCCAATGATGCTATGATTGTCATACTTCCTGAATCTAATGAACTCAGCAGAAGGACTATCTGAAAGAATTGGCACATGGTAATTAGCCCATTGAATATCAGATTTACTGTTATCTGGGTCTCCAAAGTATTCTGTCAGTAATACTAAGGTATAATCCAAATCATCCCAGTTCTGATATGCAACCTTATCTGAGTTAAGTAGAACCTTATGGCTCAATCCTCTTCTCATTTCAGGGTTATTTACCAGTTGCTCAATCCAGTCATTTCTCCATCTACCATCCTTATAGAACCATTCATATTGTCCGAATTCATTTTCAACAAACTCTTTGAACCTTGCTTCATTACCCATAACATTCTTAAGCTGTTTAATCAACTTGCCAAGATAGTTAGGAGTAACATGGCTATAGTATGACTTATCATTTTCCCTCACACTACTTTCAATGGCATCTTCTGTTACTTCTGCAAGCATCATAGCTATGCTATTGTAAGCAGAACCAAATGTATTTATCAAATCCCCTCTCTTTTCAGTTCCATCTTCAAGAGTCTCAGATTTAACCTCACCTTTCTTTACACCACTGAATATGATATTTAATTGAGGAAGAAGCAACATAATTGGGTCTGTTGCAGTACCACCTTCATATTGCTTTATATTGGTCAGAGCATCCAATAATACACCTTGATTAGCATTGATACCAATCATATTAAGGAGTTTATTCAATGTCTTCCATATCTTTTCATCTTGTAGAAGTTCCAACCTTTGTTCTGTACTAAGATTGGTAAATCTGTTATTGAGAGCCTCAGTCCATTTAAGACCATTCTCTGCATTCTCAAGATTCAAGTCTCCATTCTTGTCATAGATACTATCATCATCAAGCAGATTACCATTCTCATAGTTATCCCTCCATTCATCAAGTAGATAATAGACACCCTCAGGCTTATTGATAGCAATAGTTTCCATCTTGAAAGTACCATCAGCCTGTAGCTTCTTCTTCTGAATCCAGTAAGGCATAAAGTCCTTTCTGAAATCCTGATAGAACTGACTGAATAGTTTGGGTTCAGCCTGTAGCTTCTTGACTATTTGCTTAGTCCAAGGCTTGGTATTACCCAGAGTCTCCAGAAGTGGTAACATATCATCAGATGTAATCATATCTCTGAGCTTATCTATAAGGGTTGCATGAACATAGTCTGCATCAAGAAATCTAAGATTTCCTAAATCATCCTTATCATACTTTCCTCTGTAGTCAAGTTGGGGTATCTCTCTGATTACCTTTCTAACTTCCTGACTTAAAGACTCATGAGAGCTTACTTCCCTATAATTAGTCATCCATCCATCCTTGAAAGCCTCATCCTTTACAAAATCATCAGCTTGTGTATCTACTGCACTATCTCCCTCTGGAGTATCATTATTAAGGTTGGCATCTTTAGGGGCAATATAATTAGGGTCAATCCTAATCCCCTCTGTAGCTATTAGTATAGTACTTGCTTCCTCAGCCAAAGGTTTGAAGTTATCTACTACTTTCTGATAAGCATTAGTCTTATATAATGCTTTCTTCTTTGCAGCTTCATACTTCTGTTCATCACTATATCTTTCAGAACCTTTCATACTATTGATTATATTCAGTTCTGATTGTATCCTATTCTCCTCAGAGTCAAGTATATAGTTATTGAAATAATCCCTTACTCTACTAAATAAGCCAGCAGGTGTATATAACTTGATTATCTTGAATCTATCAAGAGTTGCTAACTCTTCTTTCAGTTCATTGACAGCAAGTACATCACCTTCTTTTTCAGCATCAGCAATTCTCTTATTAAGAGTATCATTGTGTTCTTGCAGTGCTGTATCTATTTCATTGCTAAAGAATCTTGCAATCAGACTTACCCTGTCTCTTCTTGTTCTTGGGTCAAAGTCTAAATCTACTTTAGCTTGTTCTTCCACAGTGGAAATTCTTGGAGCTTCAAATGAAGGTGAAAGTGCTATATCAAGCATCTCTATAGCTTCTTGTGAAGAGGTCTCATTAAGAATTTCAGCCAAAGCTCTTGCTTGACTTACTCTTGTGTTAGCAAACTGGTCAGTAAGAGTTTTCCCAGCAGATTTCTGCCTAAGTTCCTCAATAAGTTCTGGATTCTGTCTTGCCCATTCTTTCCACAATGGAAGATAGCCCTCAGTATAAGAAAAATCTTCAAGTTCTTCCTTTGATAAATTAGATAAATTTGCATATTTTATATAAGAAGCATAATCACCTTGAAAGTTATCTTTGGTAGCATCGTAGTTGCTTCCATAGACATCTTTAGCATACTCACTAAGAACTGAGTTCTCAAATTTACTTACTTCTAAAGGATTACTCTTCAAGTAATTTTCAAGAAGATAATTAAGACCAATTATAGCTTTAATATCTTTGGTCTTAACTACATTATTCAAATCTTGGAATCCTGCTTTAGGTGCTAATTGTATTCTATCCCCATTTGAGGTAACTATTACAATTTCTGTAAATTGGTAATCCTCTATATCCTTCTCTGTTGGGGATTCAATATGGTCTATGAACACTCCTGAATCCTTCGCATATTGACTTCTCTTTACTTCGTCAATATTAGTAATATTAAATGGGTTAGATTCAGGTTTCTCTATATAAAGCTTAGAACCTTTGGCTGGGGCTTTGCCTTTACCACTCTTCTTGATTATATTCTGATACACATACTCAATAGTTTTGCCACCTACATCAACACCATCTATAATAGTGCCTTCCTTAAAAGTAGCAACAAGTGCTGAGAATCTCTTGTCTCCCCTTGTAGATACCTCATAGGAATTTGGAGAAGTTCTTCCCCAATTTATGATGTTGTTGCTCTTCCTCAATTCAACTCTAAATTGGTTAAGTTCTGAAGCAGTAGGATAAGTGTCCCAGTCCTTATTATTCTTGTCTTGCCATAGCTCAACAAGTCCCTTGACTGATTCTATAGTTTCACCCTGTAATTTAGCAGCCAATTCCTCTATTGTAGAATTAGTTGTGATACATCTTTTACTCATCTTGTTATAGATTTATAATTAAATTTATGTGCAAATATAAAGGTTGTTTTCTTAATATGCAAGTTATTAAGGGTTTTCTTTTTGAGAGGTAAACCAAACTCTTTAAAAATAAGAAAGGGGAGACTTAGCTCCCCTAACTATTATTCAACTACATACTTAACACCATTGAAGATAAGTTGTTTGATTGTATTTATATTTACTAATCTAATCCCATCTTCTTTGGAATTTCTTTCAATATCCATATCAAGACATTTATATTTCCCATCTCTTGATACAAATTGCATCTTGTAGCCTCTCAGTACCCTATCTTCTCCTTCAATGAAGTCCTTAATAGGGTTATTCTGAATGTGTTCCAGAGCTTCTTTATAAGCTACAGCCATTGACTTCTTAGCTTTCTTAGCCTTGTCAATCAAAGCTACAGCCTCTTGTCTTTGTGCTTCCCTCTCAGCCTCATATTGCTTCTTGGTCTTAGCTTTATCCTGCTTTTGGAACACAACAGTGAATACCTCAGAAGATTTAATACCCTCAAAGATTGTCCTTATACCCGGAGTACCATCTTTCTTATCTTCCTTAGTCACTTTTACTTCTTTGTCATACTGGTCAGAAGTATTAAGTAGGTCTTGAACATAACCATAACCTAATGTTACTGACTTTCCACTCTCTGTATGCTTGAATTTGATTGTATCTTTACCAATCTCTTCAACAATGTAATGTGACTCTTCTGAGAATACATCACCTACTGCTATTTCTTTAATATTGATTTTCATTGTTCTTGATTTTAATCTGTTACTTCTTTTGAATAAGCATTATATACTGCTGTCATTTCCATATCTCCCATAGCTGCAAATGAATCCATAGTAGCTTCATATAGAGCCTTAGTCCTTTCTCCACCTCTACTTAATGCAGCAGCTTCAATCACTTGAGAAGTTTTACCACTATTCTTGAAGGGAACACTTACACCATTTGTCATAGCAGAAAGCTCTTTATACCATTCAATGTACATAGGGTCAATAGTCATAGTATCAAATTTGATACCTAATTCACTTGCCTTCTTAGCCTCTTCTCTCCAATCAATCTGGGCATTACTTACAATACCCTTGTAGCTGTAACCTACTCCATGAGGTGCTGCATCAGCAATTAATAATACTGCCTTAGTAGAACCTTCTCTCCATTCAGTTTCCTCAGTGATTTTCTTAATGACCAGTTCATAGAACTCATCACCATCCCCACCATAGGTATCCTGAGCTTCATTGATAAACTGAATGATTTTGTTTTCATCATTAGTAAGGTCTAATACTTGATAAGCCTTACCAAAGTTATCCTTGCTCTTCATATCACAGTAGTCACCAAATGCTACTATACCAATCCTTAAATCAGGATTAGAACTGAACAGTTTGGGAACCAATTCCTTCACATGGGTCTTAACTGCATTAATATAAGCTGACATAGAGCCAGTTGTATCAAATGCAATCACCATGTCAAGCATACCATCAGTAGTAGATGACTCTACTACTTTAGGCAGCTCTTTTGTCTTAATTAAATTTGTTCTCATTAAATGAACTTTTCAAGATTTGATATAAACTCCTGAGTTTCTTTCTGAGTTTCAGAGATGAAACCTATTTCATCCTCAAGGAGTTTTACCTTTTGTTTCTTACTGTCAATGTCTGCCTGCATTTCTGCACTCAACTAGCAACTCATGCTTTATATTATCCCAACCATACTTTAATATAGCTTGAGCAAAATAAGGATGCTTGAGTTTACCATTCTTATGAATCTCCAAGTACTTACAACCATCATTGCCCCATCTGCATTCTGGAGCTTGGCTGGTTATTCCTACATAACATTTACCACTTGGAGAAGTATGTTTATACACTATAAAATTACCCATAATTCAATATTTTCAGCAAAGATACTAAAAATATTTGAATTATGGGTACACTTTAATAAAGTATTTACACCTAAAGAAGTGTTTCCATTATACCTCTTTTGACAAACTCATCCATAAGTGGGTCTGCAAGTTCTTGAGCCTGTGGGTGAGGTTTCCCAGTTTTAGCAATCCTACTTCTGAGTCTAAAGAATCTCTTCCAATCACTTACAAAACCAGTCATAACCAGTTCTGTCTTAAGTGAATTAGGTAATACTGCTCTTGCTTGTTGGGGAGTCCAACCTTGTTCTATAAGCTCTAAGTACGTAGCTTCACTTCTAGCTAAAGATAAAAGAAACGGGTTAAATTCTATTTCAGAATTCCATTTATTACCATCCTTAGTAAATCCACTTGGATAGTCATAGGTATATGAACCTTTAGAAAGACCTAACCAACTAGGAATAATAAATGTACATTCCTTACCAAACTTATCCTTAGAATAGTTACAATACCTTGTACTTTCCTGAGCAAATGAGAATACTCTATGTCTTACAAATTCATGGGATACTCCTCTGTCACATACAAAGTGAACAGTAATTCTCTTTGCATGGAACTCTGTAGGTTCACACAGGTATTGTAGGTCATCAATCCACTCATTTTCTATAATAACTCTATAATTACTGGTTATATACCAATAGTCATTCTCAATATTATTCATTACTACAGAGTAAGGATTGTCTATATACTTTATAACTATAGGTTCATTAGAGAACTCTCCTCTATCATCCATAGTTCCATAAGGAATTTTAAGATACACTGTACCATGCTCCAACATAGCACCATGACCTGACTTAATCATTCTGTCTACAAATCCTTTAGCAGAATCTTCTGTTATTTTATTAGAACTTTTGTAGCAGATACGACCCGCATGTTCAATTTGTCTATATATACCAATAAGTTCAGGCTCCTGTTCTTTAATTAGAAAACTTGGTTTAATTAATCTCATATTTTAATCATCTATTACTACAACTTCATCAATATCAAACTCTTTAGGAAACTCAGCATCTTCTACCTTTTTATGAAAGGCTTCCTTAATCTGTTCCTCCTCTGCATCTGGAGGTAATTCAACCTCATCATAATATGATATAGTCACACTTACAAACCTCTTATGTTTTACATCAAGAGGTTGGTTCCAGGGTGCTTTGGGGTCTCCATCAGCTCCTAATGGTACATTACTCATTCTCTTTTCCTTTTTAAGTTTCTTAATATTTATCTCTAAATTATTCTCTCGGATTAATCTGCGAGCAATTACACTTTCAAGTTTCTTTGGAATGCTAATATGTCTGCCTTTTTCATTAAGGTAGATAGCATGGTCTCCACTATGTCTGTCATAATAGAAACCATTGGCTACTACCACCCTAACAAACTCTATATGTGTAAATTGCTTCATCACCAAAGTTCTTTAATTCTCCTAAAGTCCTCACCTTGAGGTACTGGACAATTCTCCAGCCACTTCATTTCCTTGACATTCCATAGTGACAAATCAATATGCTCAGGAAGGAGAAGTTTCATATCAGCAAAGAGATTAAGTCTAAGAGATTTCCCTTTAATGAAATCAGATTTAGTTTCCTTAACCTCTTGCATCATATTGTTCAGTTCCACAAACTTATCAATATCACTCTGACTGTGAGGAGTCAAGACTATGCTATCTGCATAAGCTAATATAGTCCTTACTCTGTCCCAAGCAGCTATTAAAGTGTACACATATACCTTTGGAATATCTGTATAAACCTCACTAATAACTTGAATAGACCTTATTAATTCAGCTACTTTATTAGTGTGAATCAAAGGTTCTCCTCCAGTAATCATTATCTCCTCATAGTTCCATCTATCCACTACTGGTAAAGATGAAAAATCCCATGAGTTATTACAACACATGGGACACTTGTTAGGACATTTAGTTGTTACTAATAACCTAAGTTTCTTATTCACGATACTACATCTTTATAAGTTACCACTTGTTCAGCCATAAGACCATTGCAAGGAGGTACAATTACTTGTTCAATCCTTGTTACTTTATATAGATGTGGAGTACCATTATATATACCATTACTCTTCAAGAGTATTTCTGCCTGTTGAGGATTAATAGCCTTACACATTGCACATCCCTTACCTATACCAGTAACTTCATATTCCATAACCCAGAGTTGCATTGCTCCATCAGGAGCACATCCTACATCTACCCTATCCCTATTAGGGATTGTAGTGTCTGGGGCACAATAAATCCCTTGTTGTCCTGCCATACTATTTACTATATCTATACATACTTTTTACTTTATCTGCTCTACCCATACTTTCATCATAGATAACATAAGTTTCAAAGATTGAAGCATCAGGTCTAACCTTCCTTAAAGCAACTGAAATACCAGCTTTTGTTCTTCCTAAATAATAGGAATCATCAATGAATATCCAGTTCTTACAAAGCAACTTATCCTTGAATATAAGTGCTTCATTACCCAATCTGATACCACCATTAGTGACAATTACTTCTCTGAAAGTTTCAGTCAATCTGTCACCATACATTGTCATAATGGCATTACCAAATCCTCCACTCACAATTAAGCCTGTATCAGGCAATTCCAAGTTTCTTCCAGCATCATTCATAAAGAATGAGAGGAAGTCTTCAAGTATGCTTCTATCCCCTTTAATCATAAAGTCAAGAGCATTGAAGAACTCCTCTCCTTCCTTGTAATGTCATAATATACCCTTTGCATGAAGATAATATCTAACTATATCCCAATCCACATAAGGTCTATCAGAAATATAACTATGTTTCAAGGGAACTCCTAAAGCTGCATCATCAATATAGATGTGTGCATAAGGTTTAGGTGATGAAGTCCAATCCTTTTGAGTTGGATTTTCATTTACACCAAACAAAGGAATATCATGCTTCTTAAACCAGTCTATTGCATCCTGCAACCCATCACTGGGTAATTTAGCTGGCTTAGTCTTGCCATAGCCAAACTCCTCTGTTTCTTCTGCTCCATCTAACTGATGGCTTCTCATAGTGAACAGTATAATCTTATGACCTTTATCAGTTAATTCTTTTAAGACTTCTGCTGCTCCTATCTCTGCTCCTACTCTTGGGAACTCATGTGTAACACAAGTTCCATCAAAGTCCACTGCTATAATCATCCTTCAATTATTGTTTTATGCCTTTCATAAGTCTTTCTTATTACTTCTTCACCAATAGGATTCTCTCTCTTAGAGTCCCTCTCAATACACACCTCAAGAGGTATAAAGAAATCTTTATACTCTATAGTATAATGCTTACAGGAATCTTCTTCATACTTATTATGAAAAGCTACCATATCTCTATAGGCTACATATTCATGATTGCTCAAGTTCATATTGTCTATAACTATATCATAACTTTCATCCATAGCTCTATGTACACAAGTGTCTCTTAAAGCCCTCACAAGTACTTCTCTCGAAGTTACCCAGTATTTACCAAGCATGTTTCTGATGTCATCATTATTGAACCTTACTCTATGCTCTGGGTCTTCAAGTACCCATTGTTTAGCCCAAGTAGTTTTACCTGAGCCTTGTATTCCTCTACATAAAATTAACTTTGGCATACATCACATTTCTTTTGATTATCCATCCATATTACTGTCATAATGGCATAATTAGCCATATCAAGTAGTGTATCTCTGACAGATTCATCTTGCACCATAGCTTTCTTTTGAACCAGAGACTCAATTCTATTCATCTTATCTCCAATCCTTACTACTGATGCTACAAGACCAAACTTATCCAAAGACTTATCAAAGGAATTACCATAGTCATGATTCTTTCTTACATAAGTAGAAATCATACCTTTTACTACTTCTTTAAATTGAGCTGCTTCCTCTGGTAGTATAGGTCTTGAACCTAATTGTCTGATTGCATACATAGCTTCATCAAGGTCTCTCTTATATACCCCTAATTCCTCTCTCTTATGTTCCCACACATTTTCAAGTTTGCCTAAAACTTTTAAATATTCAGAACTTATTTCCATTTCCATTTTCTTCCCATTCTTTTAATGTTATAAACTTGTCAAGGAACTGTCTCTTTTCCCTGACATAATAATGACCATTCTTGAGACTCATATAGAGAACTGCATCTATCCATTCCCCACTATCCATGTCTTTCATCTTTACTATACCTTTAGCATAATATTGATTCTTGGTCTTAGGATAGACATAGATTCTCTTCTTTTGATTACAACTTAACAGGTGGATAGTGTAAATAAGCCAACATAGGGCTATTACAACTACCACTGTTACTACCAATACTTTCCAAATCTCCATAATTTCCTAATGTATCCAGAAATCTGCTTTATCACCCTCAGCAGGAAGTTCTACTTTCCTACAGAAGAATGCTCCAGCCTTTTTCATACAATTTTTTAAAACCTCTGTCATTTCATCAGCTATCTCTTCTGGAACCTCTATATTCCATTCATCATGTGCTGGAATACATAACTTTACCTTGAATAACAAATCATGCTCTACAAGATATTCCCATAAGAAGATAGATGCAGTCTTGAACATAGTAGCACCACATCCTTGACAAGGATAATTGATTGCTTGTTTTTCAGATGCAGACTTCCTCTTGAAGAAGTGTCTTACAGGATGTACATACACATCAGCTATATTTACATAAGCCTCTCTGATAGTATCTTTTCCTGCTTTCTTGGTTGTATAATGATATACTCCCACCATAGAATTAAAGTTGTCTCCTCTGGCAAATCTTTGATATAACTCATTCTTCACTTGTTTAGGAAGCAACTTATTCTCTTTACCTTTATAAAGTTTATAGGTAGCCCAATACACTTGATTGAACCTTGCTTTTATACCCATTAATATGTCATAATCATAGATATAAGCCTTTCTTCCACTTGAAAAGTCAGTAATGATATATCCATGCTCCATGACAAACTTTCTCTGTCTGTCTTGATACACTTTCATACCTTTAAAACCTTTCATGTAGTTATTATAAATCTTGTTGGCTTCTACAAGAGGAATACCCTTATTACCATGAATAGTGTTAGCATCACCACCATAATTAATGGCAAATTCAACACCCTTAGCTTCACTTCTCCAATGTTTGAACTTATACTTTACTTCTTCTATAGGACAATTTCCTATTATCTCAGGATAAGACATCTTGGCTACCAGAGAATGAATATCACCACAACCATTATTGAACAAATCAATCATAGCTGGGTCATTGGTTACATCTGCAATGATTCTTGATTCTTGTCCACTATAGTCACAAGAAATCCATTTCATTCCTTTTCCTGCAACAAAACAAGCTCTTGTCTCACTGTCAGATGGAAAGTTCTGAAAGTTAAGATACTCAATATTGTTTGATTTATCCTTACCTCCTGAACTTAATCTTCCTGTATCTGTTCCCAACTGATTAAAGTTAGTATGTAACCTTCCACTCTTTTCATTTATCTGGTTAATTACATTCTGACCATAAGTAGAAGTAACCTTCTTTGCTGCCTTATATTGTAGATACAAATATGCAATGGTAGATTTATCTTGTTGAGGTCCAATTACTTTTGCCTCAATACTATCCTTCCATTCACCAGTATCCTTATCTTTAGCTAACAAATCAAAACCTAATGATTTGAATAATGGAATTACCTGTTTAGGACTATCCCAATTAATCAAACATTGAATCTTGTTTTGAAAGCCAAGAAATAGGTCTCCTTGAAGGTCTTCCTTTATGTACTTGGTACTTAACCTTGCATCAATAGGAATTTTCCATGCTTCACAATAACCCCTCTTTTGCCCTTTAATGTCTGCTTCTGGGCATCTCTCACCCTTCATCTTTTTCCTTGCTTTCTCAAGGTCATCAGGGTCATCCCATCCTTCTATCTGCAAGTAATGATAAGCATAATTCTCTCCTTTAGCTGAGTTAATAACCCAATTACTAAGTGCATCCTCAAATACTTTGACAGTGAAATTATCAAGAAGCATTTTTCTTTCCCACTTACTTCTGTCTAATAACACACCACAATATTCAGTATATGCAACCCAAGGAACAGACTTATTCTCATACACAAGAGCTGTAACTAATCCTCTCTTCTGGAGTTCTTTTTCCTGTGCATCCATTATCTTCTCCAGATATTTCACATCATTTGCACCATACTCAATAACATCTTCTGAAAGACCAGCCCACATCACTTTACCCCGAACAGTTTTATCCAGCTCAACACCAAGATAATTTTGACCTGCTGCTTTTAAAGCCATAGAATGAATACCAGCAGGAAAGCCCATATACATAAGTTTCTCTGCCAAGAAACCATCATAAACCTGTTTTACAACCACTCTTTGATGGAATAAAAACTTCAAGTCAAACTTGATATTCCAACCAATAAATAGTCTATCAGATTCAAGATAGTCTTTAAAGAAACTTAGGCTTACAGTAGTTATATCAATTACTACTTGAAACTCATAACACCCCAACTGGAGCATTATGAGTTCTTTTGTATAAGGGTCAAACCCTCTGGTTTCAGTATCTAAGCCAACCTTTCTCAAAGGCTTGAGCATGTGTAATGCAGCTTGTGGAGATATTATCTCATACTTGTCAGATTCAGGTAGTATTTGTTGAGTTACTACATAAATCATATATTCACTATTGCATCAATTAACTCTTGCTCTTCTTCTGGTGTGACTTCAAAGGTAATAGCATAACCTTGTCCCATTACATAGTCTATAGATTTAACTACTGCCTCAGCTTCTTCAAGATATTCTCCCTCAACTATCATTGGACCACCTGATGGGTCTATGAACTTTTTCTTCTTATCTGTCAAACCACTCCTCATAGTATATGTGGAAGTCTTTAACATATAAGTATGTGACTCACTGCCATCTGGCTTAGCTAATCTCCTAAGATAGTTGTGTTCCTCTCCTCTTGATTTTAACTCTATTAAGTCTTTCATACCATTGAATATGCTACTAATTCATCAAAATTCAGTACATACTTATACTTCTGAAAGAAAGTATTTCCAATAATACCATGTAAGTTAATACCAAACTCTTTCTTGATATTACCAAATGCTTGACTCAAGTCTACTACTTGGAAATCATCCTCATAGCTCTGACTTCTATATCCTACATTCATTCTTACATACTTAGATTCTTGGATAGTACCCTCTATTCCAAAATGACCTCCACTCTCTCCAGTCTCTTCATAAGATAATCCTTCCAGAGCTGCTTCATTAATTGAAGAATAAGATGCACCAGTATCAAGAAGGAAGTTCAGTTTCCTGCCATTGTTCATAAATGTGACAATTGGCAGTTCAACCAAATCCATAGACTCTCTAAATGAAATTCTGCCCACTTTAGGGTCTATCTTCCTTCTATTCATTATTAGATTAACAACTCCAGCAATAATGGCTACACAAGCCAGTACCACTATCATTGCTACAGTTTTCCATACAAACTCCATGTTTCATGTTTTTTTTTAGTGATTAGATTCTTGAAATTCCCATACATAACCTCCTGCTGACTTAGTAGTAAACATATAGCCCTTAGAGTCTTTACATATCTTCTTGTTACAACAGTCTGATATGTGAGTACTTGCTATCCCAGTACTTCTTGAAGCTGCTTGAGCCGATTCAAATACAGCTATTACTTGTCTATCTTTAGTCATTTGAATAACTGGCTTAGGTGCATTAATAGAGCCTAAGACTCTTTTAGT